ATGTAGAAGACACGACGTTCTGGTGCTCGCTGTACACGATAGATGATGATAGCATCTTCCAGCAGTTCTTTCTGCTTGTAGACCTTGAAAATGCTTTCTAACAGGCTGTTTCCAAAGGGAAAGTTGTTGTCCAGGCCTTCACTCATAGAAAGGTGAATGACATGTTTAGCGTCAATTGCATATTGATTTTGATTCATTTGGAATCGACCACCAGCAGTTTGCGGAACTGATCCTACCATGCCGCGTTGTTGGGCGCCGGCAGTCATGTAGCTTGTTCCACCTGATGCGCCTGTTACGTTACTGGGGTTGATCTGTGTTACTGTTAGATTTTGTAGATTGATGTTTAAGTCACGGATAATGTATTGTTCTGGTAATTTACCGTCTGATTCGTTTACAATGATTTTATCAATCTTTGCCGGATCTAGATACATCCATGCCTGTGTTTCTGGATCACGGATAAAGAAACAATCGCCATATTTGAAACTGTTGCGAACAATTTTAAAAATTCTGTTGCTAAATTTATTCAGTTTGGTCCACTGTTGAAGATACTTTCCCAGTACCTTAACTTCTGTTTGAGTTGCTCCTTCTTTAAATTTAAGGGCAAATGGAGTTCCATTTTCTTCGTTTGACTGTGAGCAAAATTCAGCTAGTATGTCTAAGGCAGCGTTGACTTCGGAGTCAGTGTCCATTGTGTCATATTGCTGATAGCGTTCTAGACGATTTGGGTGTCCTGAATAAACATCAGGCAGATATGAGGAATAGTTAGTACGTGTTGGATTAGCACGACTACTTGTGCTGCCAACAGGACTCATAGTACCTTGGGTATTAACGGGAGTAAAGTACTTGCGCCATCCAGCCATTTTATTATGTGTCCTTATCTTCTTGGTCCAAAACTTCCGCCCACACCATTAATTGCTTTAACTGTATCTTCAGCAGCCTCAGCGGTGCGGGTATTAATTCTTATCAATCTTTCTATGCTGTTATTTAATAAAACAGCGTCACTGGGCTTAGAATCCTGGCTTGTAGACGCCGCAGGCGCACTCGGAGCAGACGGAGTTGCGTCAGGCGTACTGCTTTTTTCTGTTTTTTTAGCATCAGCGGCTTGCTGTTGACGCTGTTCATCTTCACGCTTTTTAGCCGCATCTGCTTTGAACTTTTCAGCCTGCTGTTTAAGTCCAGTATCGTTTTTAAGACTGTTAACTTGATCTTTTAGGTTTGCAGGAACATCACGGTCAGTAGCCTGCTGTGTCATTATACGATAGGCTAAATCGCTGGCTGCTTTAAAATTATCTGTTCCATTAGAGGTCACTGGCTGTCCGTCAGCTCCAACTTTGGCTGCTTTGGCATTATTTGTACCTAGAGGAGTTTCCGGAGTTTCACCTACACCCCCACTTAAATCAACTTCGCCAGTTTGTGATACTCCCTCAACTGATCCGCCAGATTCTTTAGATGATGCTTCACCTTCAAATATGCCAAATGTTATTTTATGCATTAGTGCTTTAAACAATGCTCCGAATAAACTACTTAAACCATCAAGCAGTACAGGCTTTATGTTGTTCCACATTTCTAAAATTACAGGTTTCATCCATGTCCAAACTTTACTAAGAGTATTTTTTACCTCTGCCCAAAATTCGTCAACGTTTTTAATCTTGGCAAAGCGGCCAATGGTTTCACTTATCCATCCAACTAATTGTGTGCCTATCTTAACCAAAATATCAGTAAATGGTTTAATTTTTTCTATAAAATCGTCGCCGCCTACTAAGAAAGAATCAATTAATTTCATAACAGGACCAATTAGTGGCGCCAATAGACTACTGATTAGGTCGTCTATTTTTTTACCAAAGTTTTTAAGTTGCTGTTGACGACCAGCAATATCAGCTGCTTCTCCGTCTTTGGCTTTGGCTTCTTTACCACGAAGTTCCACCATTATCTTTTGATACTCTTCAAAGTTTTTAGCTTCTTTGAATCTATTTGCGTAGGCCGTAGCTTCGGCACTGGTAATTTGTTTACCTTGAGAAGCAGCCAGTTGCGCAATGTCCCCTAATGACTCACCGGTTGCTCTAGTGTTTTGAATCATTTTCCAGTTTGCGCCATCCTGCTGTTTCAAGTATTGTGCATCAGACATGTCTTTAGTTCTAACATATTTGTTCATGTTGGCAAAATATTCATCGGAAGCACCTTGCGTAGTCAACGCAATTCGCATGCCAGCTTCATTAATAGGAGTTGTAATACCTGTTCTGATAGCAAACTTTGCCTGTTCAGCTCCGTCTTTACCAAATTTAGCCATTGCATCTGCTACTCCTGCGGTAGCTCGCTTGGCTTCTTCGGGATCAAGGCCTGCTAGAAAGGCCTGGAAGTTAGCTTCTTCTGTTGCCGCTTTAAGTTCGGCTTCTATTGTTGCTCGCTGCTTGCCGGTAATTTCGCTCAGCTGAGTTAACTGTGATGCTAGTTCTGCGGCTCCTGCGGCCATTACTTTACTGTCTTGCAATCCTGATTTACCAACGGATCCTTGTGTTCTCATAAACAGCATCATGCTGTCTGCCATTTGCTCGCCGTTAAGTCCTAACCCGCGCATAATCTTGCCAGCATCGCTGTTGACATCATTGAGCTCTCTCATGCCTTTACCAAATACTCTCATGCCAGCATCTGTAGACCCTAGTCCCATGGACAATGTATCTCCATTTTTAGCAACTACTCTAGCAAACTCGTCCATGTTTAACCCGGTAGAGTTGATAAATCCTCGTAGTTCAGTAAGGCTTGATCCAACACCGGCTCCAACAGAACTGATTGTGCGATATACTTCCAAATTTTCTTCTTGTCGTACTACTGATAATTTGAATATGTCAAACAACATTCCAAGTGCACCACCTACTAGTGGAACTTGTTTTGCCAGCTCTCCCATGACTCCTACGAGATCAGATACCTTCATGTTGCCTTTGCTGACATTAACAGCAAATTCACCAAGTATGCTAGCAACGTTGCCTATCTTGCTAAACAGTCCAGATATCATTGAGCCCAGCATATTAAAAACTTTACCAGCAGCTTCAACCGCAACAGTTAGTACCGTAAAGGCAGCGCCGGCTTTGCCTAATTGAGGAATTACCTTTGACATGCCAGCTGACATGTCATTGATAGATTTAGACGCATTAGCTGCGCCGGCAGCTCCCGAAGGTGCTCCGCTTTTTCCAAGAACAGCAGACAGCTTTAGTAATGAAGCGTTCATTGCTTTGGCTTCGTTTAGAAGTTCTTGTAGGGTCGTTTCTGAAGCGTAGTCTGCCATGTGTTTTTTAAGGGTGAGTTATCTTGGTATATAAATAAAGATGTGACATCACATCAAGTTTATTTATAGGAATTTAAACCATGGCAAAAACAGCAATTAATCAAAACAATCCGTTGACAAAGTTTATGCGTCAACCAAAAATTTATATATCATTACCAAGCCAAGGGCAATACTGGCCAGCCAACGCCCTGGAAATTCCCGAAAACGGACAATTCCCAGTGTATTCAATGACTGCCAAGGATGAAATTCTATTTAAAACTCCGGACGCATTGATGAACGGACAGGCAGTTGTAGATGTAATTCAGAGCTGTGTTCCTAATATTAAAAATGCGTGGGCATGTCCAAGTATTGATTTAGACATGTTGTTAATTGCCATTCGTATTGCCACGTATGGCGACAAGATGAGCATAACATATAATATTCCTGTTATCAACGAAGAATCAGACTACGAAGTCGATCTACATCGTTTCATCGATCATGCCAACTCTATTCAATGGGTTGAGCAGGTACCTATCGACGAGGACATGATTATATTTGTCAAACCCTTAAACTACAAACACATGAGTACTATTAGCCAACGTGGGTTTGAAACTAGTAAGATCATGCAGATTGCCAACGACGACAAATTATCTGAAAATCAAAAAGCTGATATGATTCGAGCCAGTTTTAACGCACTAACCGATTTGACTACAGACATGATGGTTGGATCAATATTTAAAATTAAAACAATCGAAGGTGATGTTACTGAAACTCGGTTTATCAAAGAGTTTATTGAAAATGCTGACCGTATTGTTGTAGATACTATTCAGAAACACATCAATGATTTAAAAGTTCAAAACGATATTAAACCTGTGGTGTTTACCACTACTCTGGAACAACAAGAAGCAGGTGCTCCAGAAACATTTGAAGTGCCAATTAACTTTGATAATTCTAATTTTTTCGGATAAGGCTTTTACTGCTAGACAGTGAAGGCATAACAAAATACATCCAGGAATTGGATGATGGAGTAAAAGCCTTAAAAGAAGAACTTTTTAGATTATGCTGGTTTATGAGAGGCGGTGTGACTCTTGAAGAAGCCTACCATATTGATGTTGCTGACCGTCAAATTATTAATAATATTATCAAAGACAATTTGGAAACAACAAAAGAAAGCGGACTGCCTTTCTTTTAAATATCTATCTTTAAAAAACGACTTTCAAATTTGTAGGACTCAGCAATACCAACTGCTTTTTCTAACGCACTAACACGCCCAACTAGTTGACTAATTTGATTGCCTCCAGGGGCGCCGCCTGCTGCACCTCCTTGCGCTACACCTGCTGAACCACTTGCGGCCTGAGGGCCACCCACAGCAGCTTTTCCAGCTTGATAGCCTTGTTTCATTTTACCTAGTGCACCTCTAATACCGCCACCCACTGCACCAATAGCTTTACTAACACCACCAACTGTATTTGCTAAACCAGTAACAGCACCGTTGACGCCTGCTGGTTGAGTTTGTTGTGTAGTATCAGCGGAAGCCGCAGTAGCAGGTGCGGCTTGTTGTGCTTGATCAGTTGGAACAGTTTGTGGTTGATTAGGATTAGTTGCAGCTGCTTTGTGTACCTGTCCAGCATTAGTTGGAGTAGTTGTTCCACCTGTACTACTTGGTGTAGTTGCAGGAGTAGTTACTGGAGCAGAACCGGTTACTTGATTTGCCATAGCAGCCATAGAATTGTTACCGGCTTTTTTTGCTGCATATGCTTGTGCACCTGCTTGCTTTCTAGCTAGCTCTTGAGCTTTATATTGATCAGGAGTTAATCCTGTAGAATCTAATTTTTCTTCTATACTTTGTTCAAATAGCTGTGCAATTTTCATTTTACTCTAATCCTTAATGATTGTATTCTATTTATATGTTTAAATGAGCTAAAGCTCATTTGCGTTATCGCTATCGCTCAACGCATTTTACTTCAAAACAACATTCTAAGAAGATATATGAAACTACAAAGTAGTTTAAACTTTATGTAGATTGTTTGGTCAGACGGAACCATTTTATAGGTTCCGTCTTCTTTATGTGAGTTATCTCAGCCAAGACTTTGGGAAGTAGGTATTTTATTATACACCGTATATGCTAAAGGACTCTGTGCTTTTCCTTCCTACCACGATACGCTTTGTGCGCTCTAGACCTCGTTCCTAGTGTCTAGATGTTTATAGCACGGTGTTTTCATATGCTAACAATTCATATTATACCAATACTTAACTCACTTCCGATTTTTCAGGATACTAGGATCTACCTAGGGGAGTGTCTTGATATGTTACGTGTCCGGTTATTCTCCGGTTTTTCCACAGCGGTATTACGACCGGCCCGCTAACCTTATGTGTTAGTTTAAAGTGCTTCTTTAGGAAGCCACTTAAGGAATTTATTATTACAAGTTTTACAGATGAGTTTGCCTGAATGGGGGCCTGAGGATAATTGAATACGATCTAAATCGTGAGTTTGGTGTATGCCTAAAAATTGTTTTTCTTTTTCTGCGTTTGCTTTTTTGTGTGCCTGTTCTATATGCCATGCCTTATCAAAACCTGTTTTTGGGTTAGTATAGTATTCAGAATTTAAAACACTAGATGTTGGGTGTCTTTCCCAATTTATTTTTGTCATAGTTTATCTTTAATATGATTCTTGTGTACTCTTACTTGTACATGTCCATTGTAGTAGTCATCTGATTCTAGTACTTTTCGGTCGAATTGTTCGCGGGCCTCAACGTATGACGTTGCTGATTTTGATTTACAGTAGTAAAGAATCTCACGGGTGAACTTGTCTGTGCCTAATATGTCTATGTCTGCTTGTAAGTTTGGACTAGAACCCCAGTACTCTTGCCAATCGCTTTCTACTTTGCCTCTGATTTTCTTGCGCTTTTTCTTGCCGTTCTTTAACTTCACAGTCTTGTAGGTCGTCTTTGAAAACTTTGCTAATTTTTTGCCTATATACTTCCTGCCTGACTCTGTGTTGGTTATAATGTAAACATAGCCAACACAGTCTTCAGGTAATTCTGTTACCACGATGCCTTGATACGACCAAGTCATTAAGCTGCTTTGGCTTCCTTGCGGGCATTCTTCTCAGCAGTGATTTCATTGCGGCGAGCTTTAACCAACTTGCCTAGTTCTGCCAATGCCTTACGAGCACGAGTGCCAGCAGCTGAGTTGCCTGCTGTAAATTTTGTATCTTCAGCGATAAACGCTGCCACTGCTTCATTGATTGCTTGAGTAGTACTCATTCTTTGGTTTCCTTTTTTCCTGGGTGTGCGGCACGCCACTCGACGCTTCGCTCTTTCATTCTCAACTGTGCAATTTCTTCCATGGCTTTTATGGTCAATCGCATTTCTTTATAAACTTTTCTAAGATCCATTGTTCGTTGAGGACTTTGACGATCCAACCATTTCTCGTGGAGTTTATAATACTGAGTTACTTTTTCAATAAATTGATCATGTGCTTCAGTATACTTGTTTATAAGATCCGACATCAAGCCTCTACGTATTCTGGATTTGTATCGTAGCTGGTAAAACCGTTTTCCTTAACAACACGTAGTACAGTATTAACTCGCCCAATCAACTCATCTTTATGCGAGATTAAGAAAATATTCTTATTGCGCTCACGTGCCATCTTCTTGAGAACTGACAACCCAGCTTCGACGCCTGCAGCATCCATGCCTGCATCAATAAGCTCGTCAACAAACAACAGATTGATGTGCTGATACAAGTTTTCCCAAACATCACGGAAGGCAAAACTCAAAGACAAAATCAATCGATTACGTTCACCGCGTGATAAATTATCAAAGTCCAAATCCTGTCCTAACTGTGTGATCTCAACATTAAGATCGTTTAAGAATGTCACACGATGCGGCAAGCCCATCTTGTCAATATAATAGCTCAAACGTTTGTTTAGGTAGCTCAAGTTTTGATCAATAATCTTCTTACGGATAAACGAATCCTTGTTTGTCAACAACTTATACAAGAACTCTTGGTGCTCTTTGACTTTAGTTAGATCATTTACTGCGTCCCAAGTAATTTCCTGTAGAGCAGTATGCTTGAGTTCTTCGATCTGTTCATTGTAGGGATTGGCTTCGTTGAACTTGTGCTCAAGACTCTGTTCCAAGCTGGCAAGATTGTTCTTGTGACCCAATGCTTCTGCCTCAGAGTCATAGAATGTAGTTGGAGGACGGGGCAAGTCGCCCAACTCTAACAGGCCGGTCTGAACTAGATCTAAATCATTCTTGACCTTATCATAATACGCACCAGCTTCTTCGCGATGCTTATTGGCTTCGACTATTAGTTCGGTGTGCTTGTGATCGTGTAGCTCTTGCTCGCAAGCGTGACATTTCTTATTTGCTAGACTTTCTAGGTCTTTTCTATACTTGGTCACTGACTTTTCCGCCTGTCCCAACGCAGATTCTAGCGTAGCACGTTGTTTGTTAAGTTCTTTGATAGTGCTGTTATTGACGTTCCATAGCTTTAGAGCCGCATGATCGGCAAGCTCTGCTTCGATATCCACATCACTCAACTGCATAATGCTCTTGCCCAATTTTTCTAAATCATGTTCCTTTTTAGTCTCCCAAGCAGAGCTTTTAATACCTAGACTGTCAATGCTCTTCTGCACATTTTCGTTGGCAGTCTTGATACCTGCTATCTTAAATTCTTCAGCTTGTATATTGTCTTTGACAGTTTTTATCATAACTTTGAGATTTTCTGCTTTTTCTGACAATACTGTAATGCCTAACAACTGTTCAATGACCTCACGCTGATCAGCTGCCTTCATTGATAGAAACGGTTCAGTGTAGGTGTTCAAAGCTACTAGATGCTTGAACATGGTATGACTCATACCCAACAACTGTTCTATGTGTTTCTGTGTCTCACGACTGTCGCCTTGAGCATCATCTTCTTTTTCATCTGCGGCCTTTTGTTCTTCGTTATTGACATATAGACGCAATAGGTTAGGTTTTCGACCACGCTCAATACGATAGTCAACACCTCCTACTTCAAACTCTACTGTGACTAACATGGCCTTGGCATTTGTTTTGTTAATCAAGTTCTCTTTGCGGATATTTGTAAGAGCATTACCATACAATGCGTAACTTAGGGCATTGATCATGGTAGTCTTACCTGTGCCGTTGCGTGATCCGCTGTCGTCACCGCCTAGGTCTAAGTTCTCACCTAAGACTAAAGTCAAGTGCTCTTTGTCGAAGTCTACTGCCTGTGTTTGATTTCCTACTGACAGGAAATTTTTAACAGTTATATTGCGGATTTTAAATGACATAGGTTCTTATAAGTTATGGTAAATGTCTAACAGTAATTTTTTGTCAAACGAATCAGAATCAATATTAACCATTTGGTCTGTTACAATTTGATCAACTGATTCAAACTCTGCGTCTAAACTATCGTCAATATTGCCTTCTAACGTGTTCTTTTCTTGTATTAGGCTAATTTCACGAATATCGTATTGTTGGATAAACGTTTCTTTTAAGAAGTTTGCTTCTTCGTAGCTGATGTCAATGTCAAGATTTACCTTCAAATACATCTTTGACTTCATGATGTCGTCTTTCTGATCAATCAGTGTTGACAGTTTAACGTTTCTGTACTTGGGTGCATCTGGCCAAGATTTATATTCAGGCTTACCACCCCAATCCATATACATCATTCCGCGATCATCGTCCCATACGTCTGCAAAGTTATGCGGAAAAGCATTGCCAATATAAACAACATTGCCGTTGTGCTGACGTTTGTGGAAGTGTCCTGAGAATACATATTCTGGACTGGCTAGATCACTTCGTTGAATCTCACCGTGATCTGGCATTTGCACCATGGCGTTCATGTAAAAGCTAGGAAGTTCAAAGTGACCAAATACATATCGGCTCTTTAATTCTTTCATCTTTTTCCATTCATCACCTACTAACCAAGGAACCAGCGTGACGTCGCCAATCGTAGTTACATGATCCACAACGGTTACACCGGGAATATGTCGACCGAACATTGAGCTATGAACGTCACGCTTGTCTTTATAGAACAGATCATGGTTACCTGGAAACCAATAGAACTGTTCAAATGCCGCGCCTAGCTTCTCTAGACAGCGCAAACTGGTATCCAAGGTAATTAGGTTGATACTATTTCTATTGTGATGCCAATCACCTAGAAAGATACAGGTCTCCGCGCCTTCTGTTTTGGCCTCAGCAATAAACCAATCAACAAAATCTTCACAGTCTTGATTGTGTGTCAGGCTGTTGGACTTTAGGCCATAATGTATGTCGGTAAAACATGCAACTCTCTTGAATAGATTGCTCATTGATATCATTCTCCTAATAGTTAGTATACACTACTGCCCGGAGAAAATCAAGCCTCTTCTTCTCCATCTTCAACTGACTCAGCTTCAGACTTTGGCATACGCATCTTTTTGTAGAGTTCTGCTTGCCGTGCTACTTCTTCTGCAAACTCTTGACTGTTCTGTCGTGTCATACTAGGGGTTAAACCATTTTCTTCTAATAGATCATCGCGAATATTCTGCATCTTCTTTTCCAAGTTTAGGATACGAGTAAACGAGTTGGTAACTGCGGCAGTATAATAGGCAAACGGATTCTCTGATTTACTTTCATCAAACTGTAGTCCAATCTGACTCAACTGTAGGATCGCCTGACCTTTCATTTCTTCAATGTAGGTATAACCACGCCAGTTGCTTCGCTGTGCATAACGCTCTGACAACTTGATATACATTTTACCAAGATTCTCAGTAATGCGTCCATGGTCTTTGCTAAACTTACCTGTTTTAATCCCACCCTTCCAATGACTCTTACCTACACACTCTAGATTATCATTCTCATCAAACTTCCAATGTTGGTATGGAGGAAAGTTTACCTTTTCGTGAGCGTCTGCTGTGGTTTTTGTAGTTTTCTTACGACCTGGCGCTAGCGGAATATGATCAAATGTCATAATTCGAATAACTAGATCGGTTTTTTTAATTGTTTTGTAATCTGGAGTAACTTCTGCTAATTTAACTTTTTTATCTCCAGCTAGTCTAGCTATTACAAATGCCGCTAACCCTTGTCTTTTTGCCCGCATACGCTTGGCATCTGCAAGTGTACGTATGTTTATCTTGTCTAAAGATGGCAAAATAATGTCATGTTGAATGTAATCTTTGCTGACATAGCTACTGAAACTTGCTTTGCTTTTGTGTATTTCCGCAAGTAAATCTTTATTATTTAGGTACTTTTGTTTACGACCTGACGGCTGTATGATTACTGAATTGGGCATCTTAGCGCACCCTCCTTTTGTATATTATACTTGAAATGGTTGGTTGTGTCAACCAAAGATTAATTAAGTTAGCATTTTATTTATCTGGTTAAATACTGCACAGGGGAATAATTTAATGGCCGACAATACAATTGTAACAACATCGGAAGACGCAGTAGCAACGTCTGATCCGTCTATTCAATTTTTTGACGACGGTTCCTCAATTCAATCTTTTGAAGATGGATCCACGTTAGCAACAGATGAAGAGGGCAATGTAACGTCATCTCCAGCTACAGAAGAACCAGCAGTTACAGAAGAATACACAACGGATAGTCTTGGCAATACATTTAAGAATGGATTTCTATACCGTGCTGCTGAAATAAATGATTCTATTGACGAAAGTGCAGAATACACAACTGATAGTCTTGGCAATACATTTAAGAATGGATCTCTATACCGTGCTGCTGAAGTAGATGATACTACTGGGGAAAGTCTAAGCAGTACCACCGATAGTAGTGGACGATCAATTCCTGTTCCAAAAGGAGCACAGCCTGCTATTCCTCCAGCAGCACAGGCACAATGGGGCCAAGCTAAAGATCTAAGAGTTAAACTTAAAGTACCTTCTGAGTATCTCAAAGGTCCAGGAGCAGGCCCTGCTAAAATACTACAAAAGAACGGCGGAATATTATTTCCGTATACTCCTACTATATCGATGTCTAACCAAGCACGATACGCAACTCAAACACCGATGCACTCAAATTATCCTCTGTACTTTTATCAATCCAGTTCATCAGGTCCAATTAAAGTCAGCGCAAAATTCACAGTGCAGAATGAATTTGAAGGTGCGGTATTGCTGGGAGTAATACATCTATTAAGAGGATTGACTAAAATGAAATTTGGTAACGATCCGGATGCCGGAGCACCTCCCCCTGTCTGTCGATTTGATGCCTACGGTGATTACATGTTCCACAACGTACCGGTTGCAATATCTAGCTGGTCGCACGAGCTTCCAGACAATGTAGATTATATTGCCATTGGCCGTCCAGGTAGTCCAACAACCTATGGCCGCAGTATGGTTCCAGTAATTAGTACAATAACATTAGATCTCAATATCATGTACAGTAGACAAGAAATGTTAAATTACAATGTTAAAGATTGGATCAGCGGCGGCCTTCGATATAAAGGATATCTATAATGGATCAGTACAATAAATCAAGTCCTTACGCAGACACACAACTGACCTCGGGGTATCTTGATGTTATTAATTTTATTGATATCCCGTCTCAGAATGATGATATTCAATTTACCATAACCTCTTTATACATGCATCGCCCAGATTTATTGGCCTACGATCTTTATGGAGATAGTCAACTATGGTGGGTATTTGCAGTTCGCAACAAAGATGTAATCCTTGATCCGTTGTACGATTTTGTACCGGGACAGGTAATATTTCTACCTAAACTAGAAACAATTAAATTAGTTATGGGATTCTAAATGGCCGATACAGTATATACAACTGCTGACACCGCTCGCCGCCGCGCCGAAGACCCAGAAATTCAACAAACAATCAACGCTGCTTATGAGCGATTTAAAGCAGGTGCGCAAGACGGAACAATATACACTGATCCCAATGGTAGAGTTGTAAATTTTGCCCCCTCATCAAACGCAAACGACGGTGTTGTCCAATCAAAGACAGATAAACCGTCTGCAGGTCAAATAGAAACAACTCCAAAAAAAGAAGACCCCTCCTCAGCAAAAACTGTAGGATTTAATTCTAAAGAAAAATATAAATCTGCCACTGAAAAAAACATTCTTCATAATTATCGATCTTGGACATATAATTTTGCACTTGGTCCAATAACTCGAGAAGCAATATCAAATCAAGCTCTGCTAGGTATTGACGTTAAAAAATTTGCCATAATTAATACCGCTGGTAAAGGCACCGCAGGTATGGGTATTCATCAAGGCGGCGAAAATGCCAAGGGTTCTAACATGACGTCGGCGAGTCAGTTGGTTGCAGGATTCAATACAAACAGTCCTGGACGATTTGACATGTTTATGGATAATGTACAGATTACCAGTTTGATCACAGGCGGAAGTCCTGCATCAGGAACATCGATTGCATCAAATATTACATTTGATGTGTTTGAACCTTATAGTATGAACGGATTTATTGAGTCTCTACAGGTATCGTCTAAGGCAGCTGGCTATGTAGATTATACAAAGGCAGTATTTGCTCTGCGTGTGCAATTTCAAGGATACCCCGACACCGGGTTAGCCGCTGAAACCAAAGCTGAAATTATTCCACAGAGTACTAGATACTTTACCATGAAGATTTCAAAAGTAGACGTTGATGTAAACGAAACTGGTACTAGATATCGATGCGAAGCAATTCCCTTTACACAAATGGGATTTGGTATTGCCAATAAGCTAACGTCGGATATCAAGGTATCAGGTAACACCGTAGGCGAGGTATTAAAAACCTTTATTAAAGCAGTTAATGACAAGGTTAAAGATGCAACTAAAAACACTACAGATGAGCAAGGGTATGATACCTACGAAATATCAGTTCCCAAGTTATCTACAGTTGGGACCCCACAGAATACCAAAAGCGCAATACTGACCAGCGGCACTGGAACAAATGCTTTTCAAAATGTTGAAATGCTCAACAAGGTAATGAATGAAGAATTGAAGGAAGTTACCGTATTTCAAATGCCTACCCCAGCAGACGTAGATAAAACCAATAAGTCTCGAGGAACAGCCGCACCAGCGACTCCTGTAAGATTAAATCCTAAAACAGGTACAGTGGTATTTGGCACAGGTGCAAACATACATGATTGTATTGCGGCAGTAATTCGAGACAGTGCCTATACAAGAGATCTTCTTACAGTCGAAGCAATAGAAAAAGCTAAAAAAAGTTCTGATGGTATGTTAACCTACTTTACCATTAGAATGGAAAGCGATCTTAAAAGATTTGACAGTGCTAACAACAAATATTTTTGCAATTATCGATATGTAATAGAGCCATACAAAATTCACTTTACAAAAATTCCTGGAGAAGAAATTGCTTCAATTAATGTGGAAGGGATTAAAGCAAAGCTAAAAAGAGAATACAATTATATATACACGGGAAAAAATGAAGATGTAATTAAATTTAATCTAAATTTTAACAACTTATACTATACTGCTATTCCTGCAATGATGGGTAATAAACCTTCTTCAAATAACAAAGAATTTGGAGCCTCGCCTAATAACGGAGTTGAAGTCCGTGCAACAAAAGCAACAAGTGAAGCAGAAGGCAAGGATTCCAAAGGATCACCAACTGCTTCACAAGCAACTGATCCTACCGAAAGCAATGATCTTAAACAGGCTGCAAAAGCTGGCCAGACACAAAATTCAGCTTATTACAAGTTGGCGCAAAATTTACACGAAGCAGTATTAAATACCACGGCATTAATTACTGGCAATCTTGATATACTTGGAGATCCATATTTTTTATGTAATGGCGGAATGGGCAATCAGGATCTTGTATTAGCTGAACCAATGAAAACCAAAGACGGGCAAGCACCTTATACTCAAGGACCTGTTTATGTTAATATAAATTTTAGAAATCCTATTGACATTGATCCAGCAACTGGTTTATTAAAATTCGATCCTAATCTAATTCCTTATAGCGGCATTTATCAAGTAACTACACTTAAGAATAGTTTTGTCAACGGTGAGTTTAAACAAAGTTTAGCAATATTAAGACTACCAGGACAGATTGTTGGAAAAGGTGAAACGGTATCTACCACGAAGACAAAGACTCGTCCACAGATTGGACAGCAAGTGGTTAAAGACAGTGCACCAGCAGACGTGTTAACCGCTGGATTTAGACCCAGCGATTTTAATCTAGCAACATTATTGAGTAGGGGATTGCCAAGTACTGGCTTACCGGGAGTGTTGAGTAATTTCACCAATGCGGCCTCTGGAATAGGCAGCACCGTGCAAGGGGTTTTAAAACAGGCTGCCGGAGCGACTGGTGCCTTGAGTAACATAACTAGTCAATTGGGAGCCAGTCCGATTGGTGGGGTGAATCAATTGACTAGTGGAGTTAGACTAGCGGCATCTGGATTAAGTGCAATAACCAACGTTACAAATATTGGAGCCACTACGGTTAATGCCATTGGTAATACAATTGGTAATGTTGCAAATATTCCCAACGCAGTTACAGGCCTTGCTAACAACATGACAACTTCATTAACTGCTGTTCCGGGTCAAGCAGTTGATCTAGTAAACAATTTATTCAACAATGCCGTTGGTCAAGTTAGTGGAGTAAAAACTCTTGTACAAAACACAGTTGATCTTGGCACCAACGCTGCTAAACAGGTAGGCGGAGTTGTTGACAAAATAGCTAGCTTACAAAATTCAGGAATCAATGATACCAACGATATTACAACAAAATTAGGAATAGATCCAGCTAAATTATCTGGACTGGGCCCCGAACTTGCTAGTCAGATTTCTAGTCAGTTGTCTACAGTTGCCAGTCTAGTTCCAGAAAATTCTAATCTAGGCGATCTAGCTGACCAAGGTGTATCTTTTGCTAAACTGACTGGCGACAAGATAAAAAATCTATTTGCAATACAGGCAAAAGCCACAGCACCAGAGGCAATAGACCCCGAAGTTGCGTCAATAGTTTCTTCAGTCAACGGCAGCGTCAAGAGTTTATTAGGCGGTGCCGCAAATCTCGCCGCGCTTACTGACATTAATTCTGTAGGCAATCCGTTAGGTGCTGTAACTGCTGGCCTTAACGCTGGACTACAATCAAGTCAAGCAGTCTTTGGTAGTATTTCAGCAGTTCAAAATCAGGTGAAAAATGTTATTGGCACTAGTTTGGGTGTTGCTAATAATGTTGGATCACTAGCACAAAATTCACTTAACTCATTTTCACCAGCCGGCGTTAATCTAGGATCTGTCGAAAGCAACATTACCAGCGTTAATTCAATAATTCAAAATACAACAAAAATAACCAACATGGCTTCTGCTGTGACGACACAGTTTGGAAGTTTGCGCCAGGCTAGTCCTTTAGATAAATTAATACAAAGCAGTAACATACAAAGGAGCGTCTAATGGCGGTAAACAGTAGAACCAGTGACATAAGAATCAGTCCTGGTCCCTATCTTGCTAAGGTAGCAAATCATCTAGACCCTACGTATATGGGCTCATTAGAAGTTACTATCATGCGAGCAATTCCTGGAATTGGTGATACAGAAAGCACCAATGTTATTGTGAGATATTGCAGTCCGTTCCTTGGATCCACCTCTGCAAAATTTGAAGGTAATGATTCGTCAGACTTCAATGATGTACAAAAAAGCTATGGCTTCTGGATGATCCCACCCGACATCGGTGCAACAGTGATGGTGCTGTTTGTTGACGGCGATGTCAATCAAGGATACTGGTTTGGTTGCGTATCGGACATCTATCAAAACCAAATGATACCCGGACTGGCAGCCAGCCGTCATTCAGCAATGACCAAAGAAGAAAGAGACAAATATGGAACAGACTATGTTCCGGTTGCTGAGTATCTAAAAGGTACTAGAAATTTAAAAATTCCAACAGGGCCTGATACACAGAATAAACCAGTGCATCCTTTTGCCGATCGATTACTACAGCAAGGATTACTAGCAGACACTATTCGTGGAGTAACATCCAGCGGCGCCCGAAGAGAGGTGCCGAGTCGAGTATTTGGAATATCAACCCCAGGCCCGCTAGACACCAGTGTTAACGCACCAAGAAAAAACATAGGTTTTAATAATAGTCAGTTTAGAGCGCCAATAAGTCGACTGGGCGGAACTACATTTGTTATGGATGACGGTGATGAAGAAGGCAAGAATGAATTAGTAAGAATCCGTACAAGAACTGGGCACCAAATACTTTTACATAATTCTTCAGACTTAATTTATATTGCCAACAGCAAGGGTACAGCATGGATTGAATTGACCAGCAATGGTAAAATAGATATGTATGCGGAAGATTCTGTGTCCATTCATACACAAAACGATTTTAACTTTAGAGCTGATAGAGATATCAACATGGAAGCTGGTCGCAACATTAATATTTCTGCAATTGGTGATTGGCATCTTGATGCGTTTGGAGACTTTGTTGTTAACGTAGCAAACAAAGCAAAAATGACTGTTGGTAGCGATTACGACATTAAAGTAGGATCAACTATTCGCCAAGAAGCTGCAGGTGAAATGCATCTAAAAGCCAAGACCATATATGAAGGAGCCGCAAATATTCACGTTAACGCATCTGGTAGTTTATATCTACAAGCTGGTGCAAAAATGAGCAGTGTAGCAGCAACTTGGGCGGTCAGTGCCAGCGGTAATTCTAATATATCTGCTGGCGGAGAACATCGAGAAACTGCTGGTCGTATTGAAATGAACGGACCGTCCGCAGAGGCAGCAGACAGCGCAACACCAGCCACTACAGCAATCGAAGCAACTCCACTTCCAACATTCAGCTTGCCTAACCGTAGTAGCACGGCCGGTTGGGCAAATGGTAGATGGTATAAAGCAGAAGATATTATTTCTATAATGAAACGTGTGCCAACACACGAACCATGGGATCAGCATGAAAGTATCAATCCTACACAATTTAGTGCAAGTGCCACTGACATCGGTGGTAAAGAAAAAATACAGCCAAGCAAAAATCCTTCAGTGGCCTATACAAAAGTGCCTGCAACTGCTGGTACCCCACCGACCCCTACAGGAAATACAGAAGAGGACAATATTGCAGCCTTCTTGTGGATGATTCGAGTATGCGAAGGTACAAGTGGTCCGACTGGTTACAACACAATGTTTACTGGCAAATTATTTGAAGGTTTTGCCGATCATCCAAGGCAGGCCATTTCTGCAAGCGTTAGTGGTGCTGGCTTAACATCTACAGCAGCCGGCGCATATCAGTTCCTAAGTAAAACTTGGGATCAATGCCAAAAGACTTTATCATTGCCTGACTTTAGTCCTGCAAGTCAAGACAAAGCCTGTATTTTATTATTAAAACAAGCTCGAGCATTGGACTTGATTAAGTCTGGTGACTTTACCGCAGCAATTAAACGAACCAATAAAATTTGGGCCAGCTTGCCTGATAGTCCTTACAATCAAAACCCCAAAGATTATAATACTGCTCTTGCGTTCTATAAACAGGGCGGCGGAACAGCACTGGCTTAATAGGGTAAATATACCATGGCATATAAAAATCTTGTAATTTCCCCTACAAACGTCAGCAGTCAAGCATACGTACAAAAGAGCCAGTTTTATAAAGGGTTTAGTACAGTTAATGACTCTAGCATGACTAGCAAAATCTATGATTTTGAACTTATACAGCAGGATATTATGAATATGTTTCAGACTAAAAAGGGAGAAAGAGTAATGAATCCCGAGTTTGGAACTGTCATATGGAGCTTAATTTACGAGCCATTTACTGATGATGTTAAACAGCTAATCAGTGATGATGTGACTCGTATCTTGAATTATGACCCAAGAGTTACTCCTACTGAGATTCAAATTACTGAAGCAGAGTATGGCATGATTATCGCTGCAACTTTATATTACAAAAAACAAGACGTAAGCAAACAAATGAGCCTAGCCTTTGACAAGGATTTAGGCTTAGTTCGACAACAATAATATACCCACTTAACTTTTTTCATAAATATGTTATCTAGGATATAGTATAGCATATGATACCATCAACAAAATCACAACTTTTAGTCGCCGAAGATTGGACTAAGATCTACCAAAGTTTCCGCAACGCAGACTTTCAAAGCTACGACTTCGACACCCTGCGTCGCACAATGATTACATATCTACGTGAAACCTATCCAGAAGAATTTAATGACTATATTGATTCAAGCGAATATATTGCTCTTATTGATCTTATTGCGTACCTGGGGCAAAATTTAAGTTTCCGTATTGATTTAAATGCTCGTGAAAACTTTCTAGAAACAGCACAGCGTAAGGATTCAGTACTGCGTCTAGCACAGTTAATCAGTTACAACCCTAAACGTAATGTTCCTGCTAACGGAATGTTAAAAATTTCTGCACTTAGTACAACAGAGGATGTTATTGATGCTAATGGTTTTAATTTATCCAATCAAATTATTGGTTGGAATGATCCTACAAACACAAACTGGTATCAGCAATTTATTAGCGTGATGAATTCAACAATGCCGGGTAGCGGAGCATTTGGTCAACCAAACGACCAAGCAGTAATTAGTGGTATCACAACAGACCTATATCAAATTAATAGTCAAGGCAGTGACCTTCCAATCTATACTATAAACAAAGCAATTAACGGTGTTCCGATGACATTTGAAATCACCGGCGCAACATTTTCTGAAAAAGATTATATCTATGAAGTTCCACCAGTTCCGGGCGGTGCTCTAGGCGTTATTTTTCAAAACGACAATCAAGGAGCAGGATCAATCAACTCTGGGTTCTTTGTGCATTTCCGTCAAGGTACTATGGCATCAAGCGGATTTACAGTTAGCAATCCAGTGCCAAATGAAATCATTGGAATCAATGCTAACGGTATCAACAATACCGACGTTTGGTTATGGCAAATAGGTGCAAGCGGCACGTATGACTCGTTATGGACTAAGGTTGATGCATTGGTCGGTAACAATGTAATTTACAATAATCTATCAAACAACTTGAGAAAATTTTATTCAGTTAGTTCTAGATCTAACGATCAAATTGATTTAGCATTTGCCGACGGATCATTTGGTGACTTGCCTAAAGGCAACTTCCGTTTGTTCTATCGTCAAAGTAACGGACAGACGTATTCTATTACCCCTGATCAATTGTCAGGTATTAATATTATTATTCCTTACGCAAACAAAGCAGGAAATATTCATCAATTAACTTTAACACTTAGTCTACAGTACACAGTTAACAATAGCTCAGGACCAGAGTCAATTGCTAGTATTAAACAAAAAGCTCCGCAGACATACTACTTGCAAAATCGTATGATCACTGCTGAAGATTACAACATCGGCCCATTAACTGCGGGCAATAATGTATTGAAAGTAACCAGTGTTAATCGTATCTCAAGCGGTATCTCAAAGTATTTTGAATTAAGTGATGTTAGTGGAAAATACTCCAGCACAGATATCTATGCTCACGACGGTGCTTTATATAAAGAAAATAAACTTCCAAACTTTGATTTCAAATTTCAGTCACGCAATCAGGTTTTTGCCGCTGTAAAAAATCAATTAGCTCCAATTGTTGCATTAAATAGTTTTAAGAATTTTTACTTTGAAAATTATCCAAGACCATTATTCAACGCACTAAATTATTCTTGGAATCGAGTATCTAAAAAATCAGATCAGACAACTGGGTATTTTCAAAATGCACTTCTAGAACCAGTACAGACTGGTTACTTTAGCAGTACAACCGCTGCCTATATAACTGCCGGCGCCTTAATAAAATTTATTGCCCCCGTTGACAAATTTTTTGATCAAAATAATGTTCTTAGAAATACTCCGTTGACTGGTATTCCAGAGGATGGAAAAACGTATATCTGGTCAAAGGTAATTCAAGTTATTGGCGACGGCTCTAACCAACTTACGGGTGCTCTAAATGACGGAACTGGCCCGGTTATTCTCTCAGGTAAAGTACCAAGTGAAGCAATTCCTGAAACAATTATTCCAGCATTTGTTACAGTATTCAGCTATGCCTTAGAAACACAGATGGTCAATCTATGTATGGCTCAGCGCAACTTTGGTCTAAGTTTTGATAAAACTACACGTCAGTGGTTTATCATTACTGATTCTAATTTGGATACAGTTTCTAAATTTAACCTAACATTTCAAGGCGATACGACTAATATACAGAAAGACTCCAGTTGGTTAATAGCGTTTGAATGGACCGGAGAGGCCTACAAAGTTACCTATAGATTATTAGAATATATATTTGAAAGCGACAAACAGACTGCGTTTTTTGTAGACTATTCAAACACCAATTACGACTTTACCACAAACACGGTAATTAAAGATCAAATTAACGTACTAGGAATTAATAAAAAGCCATCAGCTTCTGCAGAATTGGGCGCAGACTACCGTTGGCAAATTGACAGCTCCATTGTAGAATCAGACGGATACATTGAGCCTAAAAAAGTTGTTGTCAGTTTTTATGATGCTAATAATGATGGACAAATTGATAATCCAGATTCTTTTCAAGAAATTGTTGATCCTAATGCCGAGCGTAACGGCTACCTAAAGAATTTTGTTTATTTTAAAATTTCAAACGATGGAAACAGATACGATATTGTTGACACTGGCCTAACCACAATTGAAGCCTACCCAACCGAATCAGCAGTTGTAGATAAAGATGTTAATGTACTATATTATTTTTATGAATTAGATGTAGTTAAGAACTACGACGCAGTAACTGACACATTTGTATTGAATACTCAATACTTTGCTAGATCGGGTCGTTCAAAAATCAAATTTCATTATATACACAACAGCGGAGAAGAGCGTCGCATTGATCCAAGCAAGTCTAACATCATTGACATTTATGTTCTAACTTCAGAATATGATATTGCGTTTAGAAATTGGTTAAGATCCGGAAGCGGCCCTTCCCCACTTGCTCCAACTAGTCAAAGTTTAGAAAATAATTTTGCAGCAGCATTAGAACCAATTAAGTCTATATCAGATACACTTGTGTTTCATCCAGCTTCTTATAAAATATTATTTGGCACACAAGCAACTCCAAATTTACAAGGGACATTTAAGGCTGTACGTAATCCCGCAAGAACTAACAGTGACAACGATTTAATTACTAAAATTGTTACAGCAATTAATCAATTCTTTAGTTTAGACAATTGGGAATTTGGTCAATCATTTAATTTTACAGAACTGTCAACGTATGTGTTAAATCAAATGACCCCGGACATTGTTAACTTTATTATTGTTCCAAAAAATCCTAGTTTGCCGTTTGGTAGTTTATTTGAAATAGCATGTCAGTCTACTGAGATTCTTATCAATGGAGCAACAGCAGATGATATAGAAATTATTGATTCGTTAACTGCTTCAGAACTTAATGTAGCTTCTCCAATAATTAATAATACTAATGCGAGCGTTTAATAATGGCCGGTAAAGATATCAGCAATCCAGTAGATGTTAACAATCCTTCAAGCACTCGTAGGTCTTCAGATTTACTTCCTGGATACATACGAACAGATAGAAATTCTAAATTTTTAGCCAGTACACTAGATCAGTTTATTCAACCTCCGCAGCTGGAAAGAATTGACGGATTTGTTGGTAGCAAATTAAGTTTAAATTATAAACCTAGTAACGATCAGTATATTGCCGGTACAACTAAATTAAGAACCGATTATCAGCTCGAGCCATCACTAATTATTAATGATGATAAGCAACAAGTAAACTATGCGTTAGGATATGATGATTTAATAAATCAATTGGCATTTAACAACGCCGATGTATCAAATTTAAATCGATTGTTTAAATCTAAATCTTATTCATACGACCCGATGATTAATTGGGACAAATTTGTAAATTTTCGTCAATACTACTGGTTGCCTACAGGTCCGGATACTATTGAAATAACCGGTCGTCAAAAATCAACAGTCAGTACCTATACAGTTTCTGATAGCCCAGTCGATGGGTCTTTAATATTCACACCAGACGGTACATCAAATAATCCTTTATTGACATTATATAGGGGTATGACCTATGTGTTCAACGTCAACAGTGCGCATCCATTTTATATTAAGACAGCCTATTCTCAAGGTCCTCAAGATCTATACAGTGGCGTTACAAATAATGGCACACGCAACGGGCAACTAATTCTTACTGTTGACGAATTTACTCCAAACACTTTATTTTATTTTGCTGACGGAAATCTAGCAGGCATAGGACAATTTGTTATTAAAACAATAACAGAAAATACCACAATAGATATTGAAAACGATGTATTAGGGAAACAGACGTATACTTCAGAAACAGGTGTTACGTTTTCTAATGGAATGAAAGTGCGATTTGTTGGTACAGTAACACCAACAGAATATTTAGATAAAGAATTTATTGTTGAAGGGGTTGGTTCTAAGATTGTATTAGTTGACTATGCTAGTTTACAACCGGTTGGTGTTGAAACTACAAATCTAGATCCAAACTTTGATGCAACACCGTTTGACCTATACCCGTTTGACAATTTTAGTTTTATTCCGTTGACGCCTGAATATGTAACAATTAATCGTGCTGCGCCAGACAAAAATCCGTGGGCAAGATTTAATTGCTGGGTCCATGCCGATGTCATTGCGGCTACGGCCAAAGCCAACGGTGTCCAAGGTGAATATCCTACAAAACTGCGAGCACAACGTCCTATTATTGAATTTGCCGCTGGCCTGCAATTATATAATTATGGATCTAAATCAAAGAAGACAGTTAACCTAATAGATAACATTACTACAAATGCCTTTAAAATAGTTGAAGGTGCATCGGGATTTTATGTTGACGGAGTATTGTTAGAAGCAGGGCATCGCGTAATTTTTAATGCTGATACAGATTTGCTAGTCCGTGGTAAAATATATGAAGTGAAAATCTCAATAGTTAACAATAAACAATTAATTAACCTAGAGGAAGTATTAGACAGCGAACCATCTGTATACGATGCTGTAATGACTAGCCAGGGCGTACAATATGCTGGTGTTGCTTGGTGGTTTAATGGATCCACATGGACGTATGCTCAACAAAAAACATCATTGAATCAAGCACCGCTTTTTGATTTATATGATTCTAAAGGTAATCGATATGCTGACCAGACAGTGTATCGTTCTTCTTTCGCCGGCTCTCGATTGTTTGGATATACTGTAGGCACTGGGGTAGTAGATCCTGTTTTAGGTTTTTCATTAGACTATCGAAATGTATCTAATGTTGGAGAATATTTGTTCTCCAACTATTTTATGACTGATACATTTACCAATTTCAATAATAATACAATTGAAGTATTAAATGTTGCCGATGGTTTTTTTAAAGTGAATCTCCCAACCGAAGAAGTTTATCGTACAGTATGGGTTAAAACAATTGATCATCCTATTCCTATTTTACAATTTCAGGTATTAGACGCTGATTCAGAATATGTTGAGATCACCTCTATTGACAGTCCTGGCTATGCAAAAGATTTAGAAGTTGAGCTATTTGTAAACGATATTAAACAAATACGAAATGTCGAGTATATAATCACAGCATCAGATCGTCGCTTGTTTGCTGTGGCTACTGATAAGTTTTCAAGCAACGATCGAGTATTGATTAAATTATATACTGCTAGTGTGCCAACCGCTAACGGGTACTACGAACCGCCTATTAACTTAACAAATAACCCATTAAACGGTTCAGTTAAAAACTTTACCTTTACTGAACTTAGTGATCATGTAAAGACTATTGCAGATTTTAATGACCAGTTTGCAGGTACATTTCCAGGAGCCGGAAATTTAAGAGATCTTGGAGATGTTAGCGCATACGGCTCAAGACTGGTTACGCATGACAATCCAATGAGCTTTGCTCATTATTTCTTAGGAACTCAAGAAAATAATATTGTCAACGCTGTACGAAAGGTCTCAAACGATTATAATCTATTCAAAGCTAATTTAATTAAACAGATTACTGAATTACGTGGATTATACACTCCGTCTCAAAGTTTAGATATTGCGTTAACTGCTTTAAATCGTAATAAAGAAGAATCAGCCAGTTACGGTTATTCAGATATGCTTGCTTATGGAAAAAATTATTCAACCAGAACTTTTACAGTTACTGATGCTCGCAACGTTCAATATAGCCTAGCTAGTATTTTTGATACTACCGTACTAAGCGAAAGATCTGTTTTAGTTTATTTAGAAAATGTATTATTAGTTGCCGGATATGATTATATTGTTAGCCAGTACGAACCTAATATTGTTATCAAGAAAGAATTGGCAGTTGGCGATAAAATTGTTATCCTTGATTATCCTAACACAGTTGGCAGTTATGTTCCACCCACTCCTACTAAACTTGGTCTCTATCCCAAGTTTAAGCCTGCAATCTATATTGACGATACGTATGCATCAGCTCCACAGCGAGTAATTCAAGGTCATGATGGCAGCATCACAGTCGCCTTTACCAGCATGGAAGAATTTGCCGCTGGACAAATTGACTATCGTGATGCGGTTATTTTAGAATATGAAACTCGAGTTTTTAATAATCTAAAAGTAAAATATAATCCTGATTTATTAGATATTAGCACAGTATTACCAGGAGCTTTTAGAGACAACTCTTACTCTCAAACTGAAGTTACTGATCTAGTAACAGCTGACTTTTTAAGATGGGCCGGATCGTTTGGAGTTGATTATCAAACCAATAATACACTTGACGAATTGAATTCGTTTACATTTAATTACACAGGATCCGTTGATACCTTACGTAAAAATTCACTAACAGGATATTGGAGATCGATATACAAATATTTCTATGACACTGATCGTCCCCACACACATCCGTGGGAAATGCTAGGTTTTTCAGAAGAACCAGTGTGGTGGACCAATGTCTACGGACCAGCTCCGTATACTAGCGGTAATCTTGTGCTATGGGATGATTTAGAAGCGGGTCGAATTGTTCAAGGTGATCGTGCTGGCATTAATATTGCGTATGCTCGTCCTGGTCTAAGCAAAATAATCCCAGTTAATGAAAGCGGAGTATTATTAAGCCCTACCGATTCGGGCCTTGCTGCTACACCTATTGTTAATCCTAATGATCCAAGACGTTTAGTGGTGTTACGCAGCGATCAAATTGCCAACAGATGGGCGGTAGGAGATCAGGGTCCTGCTGAAACTGCTTGGCGTAGAAGTAGCTATTGGCCGTTTGCTTGCCAAGTATTAATGGCATTGGCTTATCCAGCCACCTATGCCGCACAATTATTTGATACAAGTCGCATAAAGAAAAACATTGCAGGCCAATACAAATATGGCGATACTAAAACGTTTTTAAATCCTTCAAAGGTCTTAATTTATAGAGATGTAATAGATAGCCAGCGTGTTTTAGCATCGGGCTACAGTGTATTTGTTATTGAAGCTGGAATTTCTAAAAATATAAATTATTTGAATTCATTAAAAGTTGATCTAACAAATTTAGATTATCGTCTAATGGTTAAACTTGGCGGTTTTGCCAGCAAAGAAAAATTACAAGTGGGAATAGATGCTGTAGACCCAACTAGCCCATATCCCGGTGCATTAATTCCATCTGAAGACTACAACATATTCTTCAACAAAAGCAATCCTATTGAAAGTCTTGAAATCTCGGGCCTTATTATTCAAAAAACGGGCCTCGGCTATTCAATTCGAGGATATGACAAATATAAACCATACTTTACTATTTTAAAACCATTTGCGTCCAATCTTGATCAAATAGAGCGAGTGGGCGGACGTAGCGAATCTTATGTAACCTGGTCACAGAATACAACGTATAATATTGGACAGATAGTATTTTATACTGATAGATATTATAGAGTAACACAGCGGCATAATAGCGATGTTTCGTTTAATCTGTCATATTATCAAAGTTTACCATACCTACCAACAGTGGGCGGAGTAGGCGTTTCAAGACGCACTGCATTTGACACAAGCGAAACTGTTGTTCCATATGGTGTAGAATACAAAACAATACAAGAAGTGTACGACTTAATTGTTGGATACGGGCAATGGTTGGAATCAAAAGGATTTATATTTGAAGAATTTAATTCTACATTGGAGCAAATACTTGATTGGAAATTCACGGCTAAAGAATTCTTATATTGGACTACTCAAAACTGGGATGTAAACTCTATTATCACGTTAAGTCCGTTTGCTAATAAACTTACATTGAGATCAGATCAGGGTGTTGTTGAAAACATTATGAATGAATTCTACGAATACAGTTTATTAAAAGCCGACGGCAACATGTTTTCTAAAAATAATTTTACATTAGTAAGATTGGATGGCGAATTTTCAATTACAACAATGAATACACAAGATGGAATGTTCTTTGCTAGATTAAATTTAGTGCAAAAAGAGCATGCAGTGGTAATGAATAATTTTACCCTATTCAAAGACGTGGTGTATGCTGTAGAAACTGGCTACCGCCAACGGCGTGTTAAATTAAAAGGATTTCGAACAGCCAACTGGAATGGAGATTTTTTCAGTCCAGGATTTGTGTTTGATCAAGCAGTTGTTAGCGATTGGCAGAAGTTTGTGGATTATGGTATTGGTTCGGTGATTCGCTTCTCTGGAAAATATTATTCGGCAATTAAATCAATCATTGGATCGAGTGCCTTTGATATTACTCAGTGGGCGCCACTAAATGAAAAACCAGAAGCTCAATTATTACCAAACTTTGATTATAAGATTAATCAGTTTGAAGATTTCTATTCGTTAGACATTGACAACTTTGATGTTGGCCAACAGTCAATGGCACAACATTTAATTGGGTATACCCCGCGACCATATTTAAATTATATTATTTCTGATCCAACTGCACAGTACAAATTTTATCAAGGATTCATACGAGATAAAGGCAGTAAGAAATCTCTAACTAATCTAAGTAAAGCTAGCTTTAATAACTTCCGTAGTTCTATTGATTTTAACGAAGAATGGGCGTTCCGTATTGGCTACTATGGTGGATACAACACATACCAAGAATTAGAAACATCGTTAGAATCTACAGGATTTATTGAGAATCCGCAGATTTTACAATTTGTTGAAAATAAACCTGTAGGTAAATCAGATACTGTTTATTACAAAGATGAAGCAGATGCAATTATTAAACCTGAAAATTTTAATATTAATTTGATATTTCCTACAATTGAAACAACGCTAGCTGAAAATAATTTTAAATTACCAGTGGCGGGATACGTGAGATTTGATGATGTCACCTCCACCGCCTATAATAAAAACAGCATATTAGACATTGCTAATAACAGCTTGTTAAAAGTTGGAACTACCATTTGGTTAGGATTTAGAGAAGACGGTGAATGGGATGTTCTTCGATTAACTGAAGTTCCCACAATTATTACTGCGGTTGCTATTAATGTTGTTGGAGAATCGTTAACAATTAGCACTTACTATCCGCATCAACAATCGGTAGGTGACTTAATTAGCATTACAAGAATAGCTAGAGATATTGATCGATGCTATGTTATTGATGAGGTACTAGGTCCAAATCAGTTTGTTGTTCGATCAACAATAAAATCAATGCCTCCGTTACCAAACACTATAAGGGGGTTAATGTTCTCATTTGATTCTTCAAGATTAAGAACATTCGATGATCTTTCTGATATTAAATTTTTAGATCGCTGGGCACTTGGTGAAAAAGTTTGGGTAGATGATGACGGAACCGGCAAATGGGTAGTTTATAAAAAGAGTAATAACTACCAAGCAACTGTTTATAGCTCTATAATTCCTAAGTCTGGACAACATTATGCCAGCACCATAGTAACTGATGATAAAATTGTTGACGGTAGAACAGTAACAGTGGTTGTTGCATCTGCACCTGATTTTCAAGAAATTAACTTAGATGGTGATGATCTTCGAGGCAGAGTGTTTATATCAGTTAAAGACAGTTTTGGTGAAATCCAGTCATTTAATAATTACAATCTAAACGAAGATGTAACTTATTATAGTACTGCCACAAGTAGCCTTACTAATTTTGGTCAGAGTCTAGCATTTAATGCGACAGCCAATTTAGTAGTGGCAGGCGCTCCAGCAACCTCAAATGTCAAAACCGCACAATCTAGCAACGGCTTTATTGTTAATACCGACTCTGAAGCAATTGAGCCTTTTGCAAAACAAGGTGTAGTAAAACTTTCAGTTCTAAATGCCGGATATAGAGAAATTGACAGTGCTCGAGTAGTTATTACAACTCCAATCCCTCAAACAGGCGCGGAATTTGGAACAAGCATTGCTCTTTCGTCAACATCGACTACAAACTTTAAATTATTAGTTGGTGCTCCGGGGCAAACAGTTAATAATGTTAGTTCTGCTGGTGCCGTTTACATATACAATGTTGTAGTTTCTACGGCAACAATAGCAGTTACTACCAGCACACAATCCGCTCTATTACAAGATTCAACGAACCCATTAATTGCTAATAGTGAATTTGGTACATCAATTTCTGGAAACGCTAGTCTAACCAGAGTTGCGGTATCTGCTCCTGGTTACTTTTCTAACAGCACTACATCAACAGGGGCTGTATTTGTTTATGATTTTGCAACCACATCAACTCCCACTATAATTACAGGCGAGGACGCAGCTATTAAATTTGGATCAGGAGATCAATTTGGTCCTAAAGTTACAATGACCAAGGACGGCGAATATCTCATAGTGGCAAGCTATAATGCACTTGACCCGGATCTCGGAATACGGTCAGGGGTTGTTGATATTTTTAAATGGAATTCTGTTGCCAAGAAGTTTAAGCACCATCAACGCATCGGAGCGCCAATATCGGCAGTCAACTCAACATTTGTTTATGGCTACGATATTTCTATTAGCGAGTCCGGTGATACTCTAGTTATTTCGTCAGTTGGCAATTCTAGAACTCCGCCACCAACATTTGACAAGTATACTGAACGATACAGTACATCAACAATCCTTGCTAAGAATTTTGAATCAATTTATGTAAATAATCTCACTTCAGATGAGCGGAATTCTCCAACAACGTTTGACAGTGGCGCAACAACATTTTCTTCTAACGTTATTAATGCAGGTACTGTGCATGTTTATAACCGGTTAGGGACCGGTGCAACTAAATGGGCCCATGCACAAAGTCTTTACAGTTCAGATATTGTATCTAATAGCATGTTTGGCCGCTCTGTATTTGCGACAAATAATTCAGTGTATGTCGGAGCTCCGGCCAAGTTATTAAACGGTAATGACGGAGCTAATCTTGGAATTGGACAATTGTTTTCGTTTGATAAAATTGATAATTCTATTAACAGTTGGGCACTGTATAGAAATCAAGCGCCATCGGTTGACCTTGAACCAATTACAAGAGCAATTACAATAGATTCTAATTCGGAGCAGATACAATATTATATTGATATCATTGATCCCATTAAAGGTAAAGTCTTAGGAACAGCTGCAGAAGAATTGCGATACGTGACTTCTTATGATCCTGCAATATATAGTTTAGGAATATTAGGAGTTAATGTTAATTCTAATACCAACTGGCTTGATGAACACGTTGGCGAGTTATGGTGGGATCTATCATCAGTTAAGTACGTGTGGTATGAACAAGGTGAGCTAGAGTATAGAAAAAATAACTGGAATAATATATTCCCAGGTAGTTCTATTGATGTATATGAATGGGTAAGATCAGAGTATCTTCCAGCCGAATGGAGTCAGTTAGCAGATACAGCCGACGGACTAACACAAGGAGTAAGTGGACAACCTAAGTTTGTAGATAATTCAGTTATTAGTGTAAAACAAGTTTATAACTCTGTTTCAAATGCGTTTACTAATGTTTATTACTATTGGGTTAAGAATAAGGTCACAGTACCGACTAAAGTTGCTAACCGCAATAGATCTGCATTTGATATTGCTAATCAAATTGCTGATCCATTAAGTTCTGGACTACAATTTTTAGCAGTTATTAGTCCAACGTCGGTAATGTTGGCAAATATAAAATCTGTCATTGCCTCGGAACAGATTAATCTAAATATTTCGTTTGATCTAATTAATGATTCTGCAAACCGTCACACTGAATGGTTATTGCTAGAAGAAAACAATGCCAATAGTAAACCAAACTGGTTGTTAGAAAAGAAATTAATAGATAGTTTGTTAGGACACGATTCACTGGGAAATCCAGTGCCGGACCCCACATTGCCAAACAAATTACAATATGGTATTGAAGTTCGCCCTCGTCAAAGTTTATTTGTTAATCGTCGAGAAGCGTTAAGAAACATAATTGAATTTGTTAATGACATACTCAGCAAGCAGTTAATTACGGGGCAAATTAACTTTGCTAATTTAAATGCGGTTGACGATTTACCTAATGCGTCAACGTACGATTCTATCGTTGAGGATATTTTTACTTTAGAATTAATATCTACGAAATCTTTAATCACAGCAGAATTACAGCCAGTTATAGATTCTAATGGAAAAATTACCAACGTAACTATAGTAAATGCTGGATATGGTTATCTAACAACCCCAACTGTATCTATTAATGGTACTGGCTTTGGAGCAGAAATTAGCTTAACTATTAACTCGTTTGGCAGTATTACAGAAGTCAATATTATAAATGCCGGCACAAATTATACAGCAGATACAGAATTTGTTGTTCGCCCATATACCACAGTAGTACAGACAGATTCAAACTCAGCAAATAAATGGGCAGTATATGAGTGGTCCGCAAATAAATCTGAATGGATTAAAATTCGTACACAAGATTTCAATACTACTTTATTCTGGAAATATATCGATTGGTCTGCTACCGATTACGACCCATTAAAAGAAATTATTTCTACCGTTTCGTCTGTTTATGCTTTAGAAGCACTACAGGTATTATCCGAGGGCAGCTATGTTAAGGTTTTGAACGGCGGTGATGGCCGTTATCTAATTTTGAAAAAAACAAATGGAGCAGGCGGATCGTTTGAGCCAGATTGGGATGTTGTATATTCCGAAAAAGGAACAATTAAATTTTTAGAAACCATCTGGAACTTATCCGGAACACTATATGCTTGGGATGAAATAGTTGGATTTGATCAAACACAATATGATCAAGCACCCGATAAAGAGATTGAATTTATCTTAACTGCGCTTAAAGATGATATCTTTATTAGTGATCGTAAGGTTTACTGGAATCAACTATTCTTTAAAGCAGTTCGTTATGCAATGAGCGAACAGAAGTTTCTCGATTGGGCATTTAAAACAACATTTATTAGTGTTGTTAATAATTCTGGAAGTTTGGATCAAGTAGCTACTTATAAATTAGAAAATGTCAAGTATTATGAAGATTTCTTAAAAGAAATTAAACCATACCATACTAAGATTAGAAAATTCACCGAACAATACACTACTACAGAATTAACGAATACATTCTCAACTGACTTTGATTTACCAAGCTATTACAATACATCTACTTTAAACTTTAATAAAGTTGAATTTGGAAATAATCTACTATTGCAATATCCGTGGAAAGCGTGGTATGACAATTATGCCTACGGTGTGTCTACCATTGAATTATATGATAGCGGAGTTGGATATACAGAAACTCCTATAGTTAACATTGTAGCCGCAGCCGGTGATACAGGACATAGTGCAACAGCGGTGGCCTTTATATCGTTAGGTAGAATTTCACGAATTATTGTTACCAATCCTGGTAAGGGATACACAGCAACGCCAACAATATCTATTAACGGTGGCGGCAGTACTGTGCTGACTCCTGCTAGAGCTTATGCTCAATTGGGTGGCAGTCCGGTGAGATCTAATTCTATTACAATGAAGTTTGATAGAACAACAGGTAACAGAGAAATTGGTGAGCAGTACTACACAGATACATTTGTTGCGCAAGGTGAAAATTTATTGTTTAATTTAACTTGGGTACCTGTACCTAATAAAGAATTAATTGTAATAACTCGAAATGGTATACTACAATTAGATGACTCGTATACTATATTATATAGTACAGCAAAATATAATCCTCAACCTAATACTGAATATACTAAACAATCTGCAACACTGCGTTTAGAATTTATTCCAACAACTGGTGATGTGATAAAAATTACATATCCTAAGAGTTTGAATTTATATAACGCTGCAAGTCGTATTGAAGATTATTATCAACCTGGACCAGGCATGCCTGGAAAGGATCTCTCACAATTAATGACTGGTCTAGAATATTCTGGTTTAATTGTTGACGGGCTACCATTTAACTTTGCTGGCGGCTGGGATGCAATGCCGTATGCCTCCACTGGCTGGGATAATTATGCTTTAGAAAATGGCTATACATCCTTTGTAACTACACAAACATCTACGCAAACTTTTGTTCTTCCTACATTGATTACTACGGGTACTGAGGTTAATGTCTATGTTAAGAGCATGGGCGATTCTAAAATTAATGGTCAGAGAATTGACAGCACTTCGACAACCTCATTAGTGCAGACATTGATTGGATTAGGAACAGGCGCTGTTGATAAGATTGAAGTATTGATCCCGGGGATCGGCTATTCAAATACATACACAACATTTTCAATCTCCGCACCAAATACTGTAGGCGGAACAAATGCCGCGGCAACTATGGTTATTAATAGCGGATCTGTTACAAGTTTCGTAATTACCAATCCTGGAAGTGGATACACTGAGCCTCCAACAGTTACTATTGTTGAATCTATTAATCCAAATAATTCAACAAGCACTATAACTCTGCCAGCTATTGCTAGAGCAGTTCTAAAAGCAGAGTTTACCGCAGTAGGTTCAACAGCAACAACATCAACTGTGACAATACCTGACGCTGCGTTTACTACAACTTCAACATTGGTGATGTTTAGATACGCTGACAGCGACGGCACGGTATTGCCAACAGACCAAGACAGTTTAGATGCGGTAGTTAGTGGCGGTAATTTAGCCTACACTACAGCATTGGGATTATCTCCTTCAGAAATTATTCTAGACGGCGGCTCACAAGCTACTCGCAGTATTACTGGAATGATGGATGATGGATTCTTAAATAGTATTAACAGTCACGCACCAGAAGAATGTGTACCGGGACAGATTCAAGAGGCTGTAGGAATTAGCGTGTATACTCAACCATCTAGTGCCGCACCAATAATTACCAATAGAAAATATTGGGCTGACGGAACTACATTAACCTACAAGTTAGGAGTTAAACCAGCCAATGCTGATTCGGTGATTGCAATCTTTAATAATCAATTAGTTCCTTCTAATGATTATACAATTGATTATGTTAATAATACATTCACATTCAATTCAAACACCGTTGGAACAGGTTGGCTAAGTCTAACATCAATGCAGTTGGGTACTTTAACACTACTAGGCACGTTTAACACTAGCACCTCTGCAGCCAGTGCGGTCTATACATCAGTGGTAAAATTTGCCGATGTAGGCAGTGTTTATGTTACAGTAAATGGGATCTCAACAACTAATTATACATTAAGTAGCTACCGTCGTCGTGCAAGATTAACAATTAACGAGCCAGGAACTATTCAGGCGTATTTGTTTAATGGAGTAGAAAAATCGTTCAGTGAAGTAACGGATCAAATAATAGTAACAACGTCGACAACTTCTACATTTGTCCTAAGTCAACCTCCAGGTAAAGTAGAACCATTTCATAGTCAAGTAATTGTAACTAAAAATGGATTAAGATTGCAACCTCCAGTTACTACCTATTATAAAGTTTCTAATTCTCAATCAGTTTATGATATAAGTCAGTCTATTGTATATCCTGCAGGTTTGATCGATTTACAGCGAATTGAAGTTTATGTTAACGGCGCAAAAATACCAGTTGGACAAGATTGGAATCTTGATCAAGGTGCGGGCCAGATTATTTTTAATAATAGTGTTATTTTTGATAATGACGTAATAGCAATCGTAGTTAAGCAAGAAAACGATTATCTAATCGAAAATAACAAATTAATTTTAATCAACGCTGTACCAACCGGAACCAAGATAGAAATCACTACATTTACCAATCACGATCCTAATTTTATAAGAACAGAAACATTCAAAGGAGCAGTCAGCAACCAATACACAATGCAACGTCCTATATTAGATTCTGCGTATGTATGGGCATCCTATAATGGAGAACCATTAATTGTCAATCTAGACTACACTATTGATATTGATAATCGAACTGTTGTTTTAAGAAATGGCCTGTATCAAGGTCCAGATGATATTGCGGTAATAACAAGTTTTGCAGATATATCGGCAAAAGAACTAATTGCCTATAGAATCTTTAAAGACATGCTAGGCCGCACTCATTACAAACGATTAAGCGCACAAAATTCTACAGAGTTGGTTCAAGATTTAACAATGACTGCAACATCAATTACGGTTCAAGACAGCAGCGTTTTAACTAAACCTGATCCATTACATAATCTTCCAGGCATAGTGTTGATTGACGGTGAAAGAATAGAATTCTTTACAATTGTAGGCAACACATTAGGACAACTTCGCAGAAGCACATTAGGTACAGCACCTAAGAATATTTACACAGCAGGAACTCCTGTAATTGATCAAGGAACGCATCAAACAGTGCCGTTCAAAGAAACTGTGGTTAAATACACCACTGCTACAACTACTGTAACAAATGCGTATTCGTTGTTGGATTCGATTAAATTTGATCCTAGTGTAGCATATAGTGATCAAGTAGAAGTCCGCTATCAGGGTCGTCCGTTGTTAAAACCTGGCCTTAATACAACCGAACATCAAATTGAATTGGGCTACGACTCTACATCAACGACTACAGTTGATGTTCCTGTTCCTTATGGATTTACAATTTCATCAACAAGCAGCGTATTAACACTCAACTTTACTCCGGTTGAAGGGGCACGATTAGAGGTTATAAAACGCACATCTAGGTCTTGGTATAATGTCCCACAGACATTATTAGAAAATACCACAGATCAAGCTAAATTTTTACTAGAAAGGCCGGCCACGTTGCCAGATAAATATCGTTATGGACAATAATAAAAAAACACAAGAAATCCCAGTAGTGGTGGATACTCAACCAAACGAGCAGAGTTCTCTACATGTTCGTGGGCATATTAAGATTTTTGACCCCGAGACTAAAGAAGTCTTCATTGATAAGCCAAACGCTATTCACTACGAAAATTTTAGCATTGGATTAGCACAGGCTATGAGCAATCAGGGCAAAGGCTTTATTGCTGAAATGTGCTTTGGCAACGGCGGAAGTCGAATTGACCCAACGGGTATTATAACATATCTTACTCCCAACGCAGTAGGATTAAATGCTGGACTTTATAATCAACGATACGTTAAAAATATTGATTCGTCTAATGTACAAAATTTAGATCCGGCTAGAAATTTTATGGAAGTTCGTCATATCACTGGAACAGCATATACTGATATTCTAGTAAGTTGCTTATTAGACTTTGGTGAGCCATCGGGGCAGCAAGCCTTTGACAACAGTACTAGCGTTAATGGCGACTTTGTGTTTGACGAATTGGGACTACGAAGTTATAGTCCAGAAGGTCCAGGAGAAGGCATGCTGCTAACTCACGTTATTTTCCACCCTGTACAAAAGTCATTAAATCGTTTACTACAAATAGATTACACAGTTAGAATTCAAAGTCTAACCAACGGGGCATAATAAATGAGCTATACCATATACTACTCAGATCCATCAAAAGTCAATTTTCCTATCATTGTTCAAGATGATGTAAAATACAATAGTGTTGGTTCTGGCGGATTAACTTTAGTAGGTAGAAGTTATCCAGGATATGGCCAATCTCTTGCAGAAAATTTTGTTCACCTACTAGAAAATTTTGCTAGTCCGGTACCTCCTTCTAATCCTATTGAAGGTCAGTTATGGTATGATTCTAATACCAGTAAGTTGAGATTAAACGATGGGTCAGCTACAGTTGCTAGATGGAAACCAGTTAATGGTATATTTCAGCAAGCAAATGAACCAGACAACGCTATTGCCGGCGATGTTTGGGTTGACACTAATACACAAAAATTAAGTATCTATAATGGCAACACAAACTTGTTTGTTCCAGTATCAACCGGCTATTCCGAAGACACCGACACTGGGAGCAGTTTTGAAACAATAACAGATACGTTAGGTAGTTTTCATCAAGTAGTTGTAAACAAGATAGACGGTACAATAATTTCAGTTGTTGCTGGTGAGGATTTTAATCCAAACCCACAGTTTGACGGCTTTACTAATTTACGTGCTGGAGTTAATATTGCTAATACTCGAGTATTCAACGGAACCGCGGTACGGTCTAATGCCTTAATCCAGAATAATATTGCAATTAACGGCAACAACTTCTTAAGAAAAGATACAAGCCAGGGCATAAACGGGCAGTTTAGTATTCTTCAAGACGGATCTGCATTAAAAATTGGATCAGATTCTAGTTTTATTATTGAAAGAGAATCTGAATATAAAGCTAATTTCATTAATACGTATCCCGATGATGGACAATTTAATTTTAAAGTTACAAATAATGAACTACAAACAACCGTATTAGAAATCAACGGAGCTACGGTATCACAAGGCATTAAGGTTCGTTCAACCACGGCGGCAACATCGACACTGACGGGTGCGTTACAAGTAGTAGGTGGTGTAGGAATTGGCGGCAACTTATTCGTTGGAGGCTGGACAGTACTGAAGTCAACGACTACTTCAGCAGTTAATTCTTTTATAGGAACTCCAACCGGAGCAACAGTTTACTTTACTAATTTGACCCCTAAAAAGATTGGAGTTTATAGCGGAACTGCTTGGACAGACGCTATTGGAAATGTTTTAATTTAATAGAGAAATAAATGGCATATACACTAAAATTAACAGACGGTAAAATATTAACAACGCTACCTGATCAACAATCGGATAATCTTACCACCAGCTTGACATTAATAGGTAAGAATGTAAATGCCTACGGTACTGACATTAATCAAAACTATATAAGACTGTTAGAAAATTTTGCTTTTACTTCTCAGCCGCGTAGTCCGTTAGAAGGACAACTATGGTTCAGTACGGTAGAACAGAGAATTAAAGTTTACACAAGATCTGGGCAATTTAAGCCAGTCGGTGGACCAATTATCTCAGCTACTCAACCTATTACAGTAGTCCCAGGAGACTTTTGGTTTGATTCTGATGCAAGACAACTAAATCTTATAGATCAAAATAACGAACCAATTGTCATTGGACCGTCATACGATTCTAGCATAGGAAAATCAGGATGGGTAACCGAACAATTTACTGCAAGTGATCTTTCAACTCAGACTGTTGTAAATTTATATGCTAACAATACCCTACTTGGCATATTAAGTGATAGAGCGTTTACTATGTCAAGTACGCTTACTAGCATAACAAATGTGGGTGTTGGATTTAACGCAAATTATAATTCAACCGCTAAGACACAATTTTATGGAACAGCAACTAGCGCACTAACACTAACAGGCCGCTTTGGTACAATCCTGCCTGAGACAATTTTAGTTGATGCTCCGGGACTAACAATCACTAATGCGCTATCGATCAGTACCAATACACAATCATTATCAATTGGTAAAAATAAAGATTTTCAATTTTATGTACAAGGCGCCAATACCACAGCAACAATGCTGATCGGCGGACAGAATGAAGATTTTCAATTAAGAATCAATTCTGCAAATAACGTCAATAAACCACCGGTGTTTAACGTCAACGGAAGCACCGCTAGGCTTGGTATTTTTAATACTAATCCAACTGTAGATGTAGATATAAACGGCAGCGTTAATATCAACGGAAATTTATCAGTATCGGGCTCGTCAACTTTTATTACTTCTAGTAATTTATTGATTTCTGATAAAACAGTTGAGCTAGCTTATTCTACCGAAACCTACAGCAATGCACTGGCCGACGGCGGCGGCATAATATTACACGCCGGAGTTGACAAAACAATAACTTGGGGGTCAACATACGATGCCTGGACATTCTCTACTCATGTTGATTTGCAAAATACGTCACTGGCATACAAGATTGGCGGAGTAGATGTTCTTACTCAAGGTACGTTAGCTGCATCTGTAACACAAGCTCCAGGATTAATACAGGTTGGCCCGTTAACTACAGCAACAATTGGCCAACTTAAATTTGATAATTCAACAATTGGCGCAACAGTATTCGGTACTGTAATAACCGTAGGCGACAGCAATACTGCAAATATTAATTTTGCCGGTAAAAAATTATTTAATGCACTAGGACCATCTTCCAGCGATTCACGTAGTACCGTAGCAACAAAAGGATATGTTGATGATACAGCAGGAGTTGCGGCTAATCAAAAGCCAGTAGTAACTATTGACGTAACTGGAATAGCAGACAGTCCGGAAGATCCTCGATTAGATGCTTACGTAATTGACATGTTAACACGTCTGTTGCCACCGGGGGATGATGAGCCTGACCCAGCATTCCGTACTCCGAATGGTTCTAGAGCTCGAGTACTTGCAATTAGATATACAACTCCTGAACAATTAAATGTACCTAGTGAATTTATAGATTTAGGATTACGAGTATTAGTTGATAGCGGCGGCATTCAAAATTCTGCCAGTGTTGTTGGATATTCTACTGCTATTAGAGCATCTACAAACATACCAGGAACAAACTTAGGAATTAATAGATGCATTAAACAATATATTGTATCTGGTGGAATTTGGGCTGGGCTGATTTATTCTGGCTCCTCTAACATTGTTTATACCGACGGCACTTGGTAAGGGAAAGATAATGTCATATACTATAAGCAAGACAAACGGCACAACATTGATAGTTTTAAACGACGGGTTGGTTGACAAAAATGCAACATCGTTGTCTTTAGTTGGAAAAAATGTCAGCAGTTTTGGGGATGCGCAAAATGAAAATTTTGTTCATCTATTAGAAAACTTTGCTGGCGAGTTACAACCAAGAAGTCCGTTACAAGGACAGTTATGGTTTGACTCCTCGGCCAATGTAGCTCGTCCTGCTGTGTTTGATGGTGTTAAATGGCGTCCTCTAGCAGTCAGTCTTTACAGCAACACGTCCACTAACGCTATTATAGACAGCAACGGAGCAGTATTTACAGCCAACCAGCCTGGCGATTTTTGGTTTGATAGTGTTAACAAACAACTACATGTAGTTTCAGGCACATCAAATGAAACAACAATAATCGGTCCAGAAGCTGTAAAAGACTTCGGTACTACAAAATTAGCATCAGTTAAAATGATTGATACTGCTAATCAAGGCCATCCAGTAATTCAAATGGTACTTGACGGCGAAATAATTGGAATACTTAGTAATACTACTTTTAATTCTACAGCTACTGGATTTACTAAAGTTTTCCGCGGGCTAACATTTAAAAATTATAGTTCAAGTACTCTTTATACAACAACAAGCTCGGACGTAGTTCTACACGGATTACACGAACAATTAGATCGATCTTTTACTAGACGTTCAATTAACGAACATATTCAAGCAGACTGGTATATTGACAACAGCTATACATTAAACTTTGGCACAACGGGCCAGTCGTCAGTGACTTGGAGTACTGCAACTTCTAGATTATTGCTTACTTCGTTGGGCAGTATTAGATTACAATCTGCAACCACTGCTGTTACATTTGACGGAAGTTCTGTCACTGCTTCTGCTAACACGGTTAATATAGGATCAACTTCTACAAGATTTAACATAGTTTATGCTAACACAGTAGATGCAAATACTGTTACTGCAAATGTTTTTAACGGTGTTGCAATATTTGACAATGGAGCTCGCGTACTTACAACTGCAACTATTGGAGACTTTGGTACACAATTTATCAAAGGCACTGAAAATCAAATTACAGTTACTCCAAATACTGGTACAGTTACACTTAGCTTGTCTAACATAGTTGATATTAAACGACTACGTGGAGGCAATGCAGGCAATGCGGGAACTATATCAGGTACTTGGACATTAGAAAGCGGATCAAGTTTACAAGCTACCTATGCTGACTTGGCCGAGTGTTATCAAGCTGATACAGAATACGAACCAGGTACTGTGTTAGAATTTGGCGGTGAGTTCGAAGTAACAATAGCCGAGGATGGTACAAGAAGAGTCGCCGGAGTAGTGTCTACTGCGCCTGCATACTTAATGAATAGACAGTTAATGGGTGCAAATGTTGTTTCTGTAGCACTATCTGGACGAGTTCCTTGTAAGGTTCGTGGAAAAATATGCAAAGGAGACATGATGGTTTCTGCTGGTAGCGGGTATGCCCGGGCTGAATATTCACCCATCATGGGCAGTGTTATAGGCAAGGCACTTGAAAACTTTGAAGGCGTTGAAGGCGTAATCGAAGTAGTAGTAGGACGTCTATAAATTTTACGATAAATAGTTGAAAATAATATGCCATATACAATAAACAGAACCAACGGATTAAAAATAACAGTAGTTCAGGACGGTACAATCAATACTTCTGCGCTTGACATTACTCTTATCGGAAAAAATTATACAGGGTATGGTGAAACATTTAACGAAAATTTTGTAAAACTATTAGAAAATTTTTCAAATACTACTCCTCCCAAAAAGCCGTTGTCCGGGCAACTATTTTTTAATTCTAGTACCAAGTCTTTAAAAGTTTACGACGGCACTAAATTTAAATCAATCGGAGTTGTTGAAAGCAGTGACACTAAACCGACAGGTATGAATGCTGGCGATCTATGGTATAAAACATCAGAAAAACGTTTATATGCCTATAGCGGAGTTGGATCTGATTGGATATTAGTAGGGCCCATATCAACTAAAGCATCTGTCAGTGGGGCAATTGAAGCAACTATCACTGCTACTAACTTAGTTTCACAAACAATTTTGAAACAAATTGTAGCAGGCCAAAATACATTTATATCATCCGCGGATCGATTTGATGTTTCCCCAACCGATGATGCGTATTCTGTATTTCCTAGAATTAAACAAGGAATAACATTTCCAAGCGCAGACGCTAACGGAATAAGTTATTCTCCTAATGTGTTTGGACATATTCTATGGGGTACCAGTGCCACTGCATTAGGGCTTGTTAAAAATAATGGAGATTATGTATCGGCTGATGATTATTTAAGAAGGTCAGAACTTGCGTCTATAACCGGATCAATTACAGTTAATAATGATGATGGTATTTTAATCGGTTCTCAGGATGTGTTAAAATTGCACATTACTGATAGTAATGTAGCCAACGCCAGTGTTATTAATGGATCAATTTTAAAAATCAATGCAAGATATAATGGCAATCAATATTATAACATTATTAGTTTAACTACAGGAACTAATAACGATCCTAAAGTACTACCTAATCCTGCAGCAACGGTTTATATTGGAACATCATCAAATCCATTTAGCTACGCATATGTTAATACGGTTACTTCTAATGCTATTTACGATAATGGTGCACGAGTACTTACTACTTCGACAATTGCCGGAACTGCTAATCAAATTAACGTAACTGCAGGTATTGGCGCTATTACACTTAGCCTTCCGCAAAATATTCATGCTAGTGCAAGCCCAAGATTTAATGGAATGACATTAAGTAGTTTAACTGCTGGATCATCTCCCTCAATTATTAACGGAGCTTGGCAATTAGCTGCCGGCGCAACTTTTCAAGCAACCTATGCCGACTTAGCAGAACGCTATGCCGCTGATGCTGAATATACTCCAGGAACTGTTTTAATCATTGGTGGAATTGCAGAAGTTACCACAACTGATCGCCACGGAAATACTGCGGTTGCTGGCATAGTATCTACTAACCCAGCGTACACACTAAATGAAACTGCTGGTGATAATTCTACACATCCGTATGTTGCTCTTAAAGGTCGAGTTCCCTGTAAAGTAACAGGATCAATTAGCAAGGGAGATTTGCTAGTTACTTCATATAAAACAGGATACGCAGAACGTGCTCATGCTAATGATAACCCAAATGCTATCCTAGGACGAGCATTAGCAGATTTTGATGGTGATGACGGAGTTATCGAAGTAATGATTGCCTAATCATTTTTTGGTTAACGAAAAGGGACACCTCGGTGTCCCTTTTCTTTGGAGATAAAAATTAAACAGTTTCTTTAGTCTTCTTTTTAGGAGGATCTAATTCATCTGCTGTTTTACGGAGTTTAGCAGCTTCTTTATATAAAGCATCTGCGCGAGACCGCATTTCAGTTGGAGATAATTCAACATTATTACTAATTGTTTCTTCTACTATTGCTGGAATCTTAGTACCTAATCCATCGTCAATTGTGGGTACTACTGAATTAGACCCGTCTTTTATGGTCAAATCATTTAGGGTTATTCCCTGTTGTTGAGCAATGATATTGTTCAACTCGTCCAATGGAATTGATGTTTTAGTATCTGGAGTAACCAGGACTGAGGTTGTTGCAACTTTTTTTAACATTCCGTTGGTATGCACAAACTGTAACATGTTTGAACCATCTGGAAATTTACGGACAGACATAATATCAGCTAGTTCGTTAGCCTGCTGGCCTGCCTCTGATTCCAAAAGAGTCATTAAAGAATCATGATAACTATCTGGGAGACCTTGTGTACCGATTACTAGAGCAGAGTATGGGTCTCCTGGAATTGTTCGATATGCAATAACAACCCTTGCGGCATTGTTTTTCATTTTACCAACGTGTTTCATTTTAATCTCCTATTAGGCTTCTGTAGTTTCAGCAGCAGGTTGTTGGGTAGCCACAGCATTTAGGAATCCATCTAATTTATTAAATGCACTTCCTACTGCTGCCATTTCAGCTGCCTTAAATGCACCACGCTGACTTGCTACGTCGATAATAGCACGTAGATTGCCTAGGTCCTGGATTGTTAATTCTGGACTAGCTGATGCCTGTGATTCTGGTGTTTGCTCTGCTGATGTTGTTTCTACTGCTGCTTGTTGTTTTGTAGACATTTTAATCTCCTATGTGTTCTTGTCTAAGTAAGGACATGTTAGACTCAATATAGTTAGTTCTTTTGCATCCTCGACTCCAATTTCTTGAATCTCTAACATTTTGTTACTTGAATCTACTTTTAACGATTTGGTAATTGAATACCTGCTATCTAAGTTATGATAAATCCAAGCATCTATTGCGTCAATACTATGTGTCTTAACGATCATTTTAGCAAAGTGTTGAGGTATGTAAGTTAAACGTCTTGCGCCCAAGATATTGAGCGGATTTACAGACCCTTTTCCTAAAGCCATAATGTACCTACTTTATTTATAATATGCAACCTGGCCATATGGTGGAATTATGGATTCCGTACCGTGAATAATAAACAGTGTTTCGCAGAACTCTTCTGGACCCCAACTGCCGCATGGATATCCGTCTGTAAACATAATAAAACGTTTTGGATCAATATCGTTTTCTTCCATAAAACGGAAGTTGGCTTCAAAGTCTGTACCGCCCCCGCCCTTAACTTCGTAGCTCAAAATGTCACTGGCAGTATCTGCTGTAAACTCGGCAAAATTATAAACATCAGTGTCAAAGCACCAAAGTTTGAGTTTAAAATCTACATATTCGTCCATAATGCCTTTAACTTCGCTGATAAAGTCTTTGGCCTGCTTGTCCGAAATACTGCCGCTCATATCAATAGCACAACATACATCCACTGTTTCGTCATTGATCATACCTGGTAAAATAGCACCAGTCATTTGGCTTTTACGATTTGGACGGCTAAAGCTGAAGTTGCTCTTAAGAATACTTTGGATATTCATACGCAACAGTTCACGCCAATCCATTTTAGGTTCTGTAAAATCTTTAATCATACGTGCTACACCTGCTGGAATCTTACCAGCACCTGCGGCCTGTGCGGCACTGACCATAGCTTCTTTGATCTCATCGCGGATCTGCTTCTTTTCTTCAGCAGTTAGTTTAGGACGACCTTTGCCCTTGCCTTCTTGATCCCCACCGTCGTCATCCTCACCTTCTCCATCGCCTTCACCATCCAAATGCTCATCAAGCAATTCGCCTAGTGAACCGATGTCAATCTTTTCTGCTTTTTCATAAACATCATCATAAATCTGCTCATATGACCAACCACGATATTTGTTGTCTTGGAAGATTTTGATCCATTCTGGAACTTCGCCAATGCGTTCATCTTTGAGGATTTGATTAGCGGCATAGTCAGCGGCAATGTTTGACAATGTTGGGTCACGGCTATCACGACGACCCATATGATCAAATACGTTATGTAGGACCTCGTGAGCAAATCCAAACTCTGCTTGTTTTGGAGTAAGACGATCTACAAATCCTACATTGTAATAAAATGTACGACCATCTGTAGCAAGTGTAGGACACCAATCACTAGCATCAACTAATTTCAAACGAGTAGCAAGATTGCCAAAGAACGGATGACGCAACAAAAGACCAACACGAGCCGTAGTTAACTTTTCGATAACCTTGTTCTTTTCCTCGTTGGTAAAAACACGAGTCTTGTCAATTTTTTTAGTACGCTCTTGCTTCATTGTAGTCATTTTGGGTTCCTAGTATTTCAGTGTATGTATATATTATACAGTTATTCTTTGGTTTTGTCAAGTCCAAAATGAGCCAGAATCATCTCGTCTAAAACCAAACAACTGCATGTAGTTCTGTTAAATTCAGCTGCCTCTTCAATGATCAGTTTGGCAAATAAGTCCAATCCCTCTTGATCTGGATTATCTTCAATTCCGGCTTTTTGTTTAAGTTCAGTTAAGTTTGTCATTCGCTAGTGTCTACAGCTACAATAATAGCAACTAGAGCAATCAAGATCAAAGCAATCCACATATCCATTAGTAATTTTCTTTAACCAAATAGTATTGTGGCTTTGGATATTTCTCTAAAATTTCTTCGCTTTTGATAAATGCGTTCATAACTGGAGCAGTAAAAAACATTTTATTGAGTACTGGTTTATGTGTTTCTGAATCGATCACGCTTAGATACCATGATTTTACAGCCATATTATATTCTCTTTTCTTTTATTGTGTGTTAAGTGAAAAAGGACCCCGTAGGGTCCAATTTTAATTCTCCATTGCTGAGATAATGTACTTGCCGTATTTGGCGTGGAACTCATCAAAGCTCTTGAGCTTGCTGGCATCAAACGGTAAGCTGTATTGTGTAAGGGCAACTTTGGCACCCATAACAACCAACTCGGTTGGGAAATTATCCATCATAAAACGGAAGAAACAATCAGCCATGTCATTCCAGTTCTTGACTTTCTTTTCATGTGCTGTTTGTAATTCATAGCACATACTAATAGTCAAAGAATACATTGCTGAAATCTCTTTAATCTCCAACTTTGTAACCTCACCATTTAAAATAGCTTCAGGCTTTGGCAACTGATTGGCAATTTTGCGATGTGCCATAAACTTCACTGCCAGACCATCCCCGATAGCGCCAGCTACGAGATCAGTGAGCGTGTTCTCCGGCAAGTCATCGTCACCGAGGAGGTCTGACACGAAGCTCCATGAACGAGGCGTGGCAAACGCACGACTCGAACTTTTTGGATCAAAGTCGTAGAGGTCTTGTTTAGCAAAACCACAGTAACCTACAACTTGTTCGTGAATCTTATTTTTAACAGCCCATTCTTGCCAATCATCATAATTAGTTTTAAGTTCTAAATGTAAGAAACGATTAGCTAACGGAGCAGGCATACGATATGTAACACCTTTGTCGCTTTCGCGGTTACCAGCGGCAACAATACTAACACCTTTTGGTAAATGATATGTACCTACTCGACCATTAAGAATCAGTTGATACGCCGCGGCCTGCGTAGCCGGGGCCGCGGAATTTAATTCGTCTAAGAATAGAACTGCGGTACTATCTGGATCACTTGGCAACTCGCTCGGAGCCGCCCATTGCATTGTTTGTGCTTCTGGATTAAAGAATGGAATACCTTTAATATCTGTAGGTTCCCAAAGTGATAAACGGACGTCAACAACTTCACGGTCTGTTTCTTCTGCAATCTGTTTAACAATGTCTGATTTGCCAATACCAGGAGCTCCCCAAAGGAATACTGGACGGCTCACTTTAAAGCATTTACGAATAGCCGCTTTGGCTTCGTTAGGTGTTTGTGTACGATTAGAACTGATTGACTCTGCCATTTTATGTCTCTTTCTATAAAAGTTAGTTTACAACGCTCACTGCATACATATAGTATAGCGTCAACTAGCAAAAAGGTCAAGTGGTGGTTTGTCCAGCGTCTTCGGTGTTGTTTTTCAGCGACATGGCCTTGGCAATTCCAAACTTTTGGACATCACCGCTAAACAGTACCAATTGGACAGCAGTTTTTTCTTTGAATACAATTATAGATTTTTTGGTTATATAGTATGGACCATCAATAAACCGATCTAGCCAAATGGTAACTTGATTTGTAAGTGTAAATTCTTTTGGAAACTCTATATTGTAGCTTTTCATATCCATTCGTTCAGTGAATACACTAAATCCCTCATCAGTAAGACGCATGCCGCCTGTTTCTTTCTTACGGGGATTTTGCCAAATAACAACGTGATTTTTGTTTAAACTTTTTAGATCTGATGGCCAACCTAACTGCTCGCTGACTATTTTGGTTAAAGAATGTTTAACATCCATTATTAGAGTCGAGTACCTGTGGTCAATTTATATACAGCAAAATCGGCGCAGTTAAATAATTCGTTTAATTTTTTAGCAAGATTTATAGCATGCCCAGAATTTGAAAAAGAAATCTTCTTGTATTTTGGACCTAATTGTTGTGCTACTAAACTTGTGGTTTTTAGATTAACCGGCTTGTCTTTATAAAAAACAGCCCAAATGGCTTCAGCCTCAAGTACCTGTTCAGTCTTGTAGGTTTTCTTACTGGTTATTTCTAGAAGCACAATTGGCTTAGGGCGGCTCATTCTACGTATCCTTTTATATATACGCAGTTATTTATTCAAAAACCGCTATAAACTGCCACCATCCATTTTAACAGTAACATCGCCTGATTGTTGTACAGACAGCGCAATAGCATCTAAATCACCGGCTAAACGAGTCATTACCACTGCTAGACTTTCTTCTAGTAAGGTTGCTTCATCTATTGACAAATTAACTGTCTTTTGACTACTTTTTCGAGCAATTCGAGCCTTTTCGAGGAACAATTCGATAGGTAAAGTATTGAGTGGTTTCATTCTAGTCCTTGCTTACAGAGTTAAGTATCGAACGCATTTCTAATTCGGTCTTAAATGGGCCTTGAAATGGATAGCGTTCCAGTGTAATCAGTTTGGGACAAAATGATTTAACCCAACCTTTACGGAATTTAATTACATAATACCCAGCACAATACAAGCTCTTGCTCTTTGAGCTTTTGGCATAAATTGGCAACTTTTTCTTAACGTTCCATAGTGGACTAAACGCTCGTCCGTTCATTGGAAAACCATAAATGTCTTGAGAAGTTATAGTTGGCCGTGTTGTCTTTTCTTTTTTAATAGCATCTTCTGTGATAGTGATGCCGAATCGTTCTTTAATTTCTGTAAGATCACCTACTTCAATTTTTTGACCTCGACAAAGAACGCTGTAGCCTTTTTTCTCTTTGCTAAGAGTGCCAACTTTTTCACCATCGGTCTCTAGAATCCAAAATTTATTTGGAATTAATACTTTGGCAGTTGTTATCATTTATGATACCTCGCATTTAATGGATCTGAATAACTCTGTGCCTGTTCACTTACCTTAATCAAATCGTAGGTAGCACAGAATTTAATAAGTCTAATACCCACTTGACTGATATTCTTTTCTTTAGCAATTTCTGCTTTAATAGTATCTTCAATCCACATTTTTGGTTCTGCTGGATGTGCCTTAAGATCGCATAAGGTAACATTGCGAGCGTAGTCATCTAACACACGATGCTCTTTACCTTCATGATCGGTCCAACGCTGCAGCATCATGTTATTCCATGCCCAGCCTTTAGTGTTGCGATCAGCATAGGCCTCTTGCAATCCTACTTTGTTTTTTGTGCCTTTTGTGCGGACACCCGGATACGCTGAGAAGACGTTATCGCTAGTATCCCCTCGCATGCATTTTTCAAAGAGAAGCCATTCAGGATCCGGCGCTGGTTTTTCTTCATTAGTTTTTTTATCTTTAACTCTTTTGCCTTTTTCATCAAAGTACCCTTCGTGTGTAGTAGTAACTCCAGTAACGCCATTATACTGTTTTACGTTAGGTGCAATAAGTTGTGCAAAGTCGCCATCTGTACTAATGATAACATGATTGTCATCGGGATGTGCAGCAACCCAACCTGCAATTAGATCATCTGCTTCTAGATTAGCGTGTTGTAGAACTGTACAGTTTGTCTTTTCGTGTATGTAATCTTTAAAATCATCAAAGGTTTCCCAAAAGATTTTATCTTCTTCTGCATCTCTAGGACTCAGCGCATCACGAGCAACTTGTCGATTACGCTTGTATGGCTCGTAGTAATCCTTACGCCATGAGCGCCCCTCTAAACAAAAGATCACATGACTACCGTCAAAGTCTTTCCACGCTTTGCGTACAGAGTTTAGAATTACATGTAGACTCATTCCTACCTTTTCGCTAATGTCGCCACGTACTACATGACGAGCTCTAAAAAAAACATTTGCAGTATCGATTAATAAGTAAGTTTTATTCATTCTTTTATTGTACTAGATTTCTCAAATAATGTCAATAACATTGATAAATAAAGGTGCCCCTCGCGATACTCGAAATATCCAGGAGCTCTAACAGTTAAAAGGAACTATCAGCAATGACTATTTACACCCTCTACATAAAGACCCATAATAAAACCGGTCTTAAATACCTTGGTCAAACTACATCAAAAGATCCACACAAATATCCTGGATCTGGATTATATTGGAAAGCTCATTTGAATAAACATGGATATGATTATAACACGGAAATCCTACACGAATGCCAATCTAAAGAAGAATTAAAAGAACGAGGTTTATATTACAGTAATCTTTGGAATATAGTAGAAAGTAATAACTGGGCTAATCTTAAAGAAGAACAAGGCGACGGTGGTAGGCAAAGTGAAGCAGTTAGAAAACGAATTAGTGAAACAGGCAAAGGTAGAATACCTTGGAACAAAGGCAAACAAATATGGTCCGAAGAAGAAAAGATCAAAATCGGAGAACGCAATAAAGCACGTGGACCGCAATCTGCAGAAACTATTGCTAAACGTGTAGAAAAAACTACAGGTAAAAAAAGAACTGATGAACAAAAACAGCGATCTTCTGATGCACAAAAAGGAAGAGAATTAACTGAAGAGCACAAGGCTAAATTAAAAGCGGCGGCACAAAATAGAATTGCACCGCCGTGGAACAAGGGACTTAAAAAAAAGTCTAGCTAATCTCTGACTTTCCGTTAGGCAATTTGTTTACATTAATATAACCCGAACCTCTACGATCCATTCCGGGTACGTTTTCTTCACTGCCTACTTCACGACATAAATCACTAAACCACTGATCTACAAGTTCTTCATCTGTAGTGCCAGTGTATCCATTGTTTCTTAACATCGACACAAAATACTCATTCCAGTCAAGTTCAAAAAAGCCATTCTTTGGATTTTCTGGATTTACGTGAGTTTGTAAAACGGTTACCCACGGCTCCTTATTGGCAGTTGCTGCCGTCTTCGGATCTGCTGGACTAGCGTCTACTCGATACTTTTCAGCTTCTTTTGTTTTTTTTGACTTGAACAAGTCTTTAATTTTTTCTAACATATCTTACCTTTTATTATTGCTACCAAAAATTCTTCTTTAGTCAACCAGTAATTTTCAAAAACTGGTGTACCTGGTCCTGTCCAAACAGCTTCACCATGATACCCCAATTTTAACCAAATCCAGCAACCACTTATTAAACAGCGATGCGGCCACCATGCAAATGTTAATCGCCATTGTGCTTTTCTAAAAAAAGCATCATACCAATCTCTTGTTTCAAATGGGATCGGCATATTATATCCAACTAGCCGCTCTAGCAATTCCAACTAATCCAACTAAAATCCAAAATGCGTTTAATAATGTATAAGCCGCATCTTTTTTCAAGGTAGCACAATATGTTAATAATATTGCATCTATGGTATTAAACACCCACACAAACATAAATGGACTATCTGGTCCTAACCAAGATACTAAGCTAAAACTAATGATACGCATAACAACCCCAATCATTTCAAATTGAGGGATATGCGTATTAATATAATTTAAAACAAATTTCATTTAAGTTCCCCACTCATTCTTGAAAAGCGGCACCTGAAGCCTATCACTATATCTTAGGCCATTTTTCATAGCTATCAACGCCACTGCCTTATTATTCAGAGCGTATACACTTTCAACGCCTCCGACCGGCATTAAGTAGACATGACCTGTAAATCCAGCGGCACGATATTCACTTGCGGCTTTAAGAGCATAATCACAATCTTCTTCAGTAGCAATAACAAATTTAAGATAGGTAGTACCTACTTGTTCATACTCACATACAACTTCTGGGCGAATAGCTTCTTCCCACTTTTCACCACTGCAAGGAAGTTTAGCACTGACACTAAATGTAATCTCACGATCAATGCCATAAGCGTTGCGCCATTTAGTTAGATAGTCTTTAAATTCTGGAGTTAGCTTTTGAGTACCATTTGTTTCAAAAGTAATCTCTTTTAATCCCTTCATTTTAAGATTGTCAAGCAGGTCTGGATAAGCACGTTGCCAGCCTAGCAAAGGTTCACCGCCTGTAATAACCAAATGTTCATCTAACCATTCATTGTGCGGTAGAATTTCCATAATGCGATCTGCAAGTTCATTTGAACTTTCTTTAATAACAAATTTTTTAAATTCGGGATATATAGAACTATAACTATCGCATCCAGTTTTTGCCAACGGTAAATCTTTAAATGTTTTATATTGATCAATATTTTTAATAAACTCAACAACTTCTGGATTATGCGTTTCGTCAACACCGAGAATGTCTTTTTCGTATCTTCCAAAATTTTTACAACGGAAGTTGCAACCAAACATACGAAGGAACACACTCGGGACACCCATATATCGACCTTCTCCTTGTATGCTGTAAAATAGCTCTGTATAATGTAATTTTGACATTCAAATCCTTTTTTGTTTAATGATACCATAATCTTCAAACGTCTTTCCAATATACGGAAAAAAATCTTTATGAAAATAGCAAAATCGTTTAGTTATTATAGCATTATTATCTAACACAGTCAATGTATTTTTAGTAAATGTTGGATACAATTTTAACAAATCATCGCTGTTTTCACAAAACCCTAACGGTGTTTTATATGAATACTTCGATGCGGCTAAACTCCTACTTCGTAATCCCTGTTTTACTTTTCTTGGCCGTTTGCTTGCGGCCTGTTTTTTAAGTTTGGTTTCTTTTGAGTCTTTTCTATTTTTGGCCAACGCTTCATATAAAATTCCATTATACATGTCAAATAATTTTTTAGGAATTCTTTTAACTTCGTTCGTATATAGGTGTTTTGCTACTACTGTATTTTTGCTATAATTACTAACAACCTTTGCGTGTTCCTCTCTAATATAAGCATAAACCCTGCTGGTAATTTTATAATCACGTTGAACATCACCGGTTGTTGAATACACCATTTTGTGTAACGCTTTAATCATTTTAGGACTGTTAGTTGCCCTTGCCAATAACAGATGAGCAATATAGTGTTGTCTAGCACCTAATTTAATAAGATTGTTTTTATTGTTGGTACCATTAAAAGAACGAGGAATGATATGATGATTTTCAATGTAACCATCAAATTTAATATTTTTATAATAGTTGATAAATTTTAGATAGCGTTCTATGATGTATTCTTTGGGAAGAATAGAATTTTTGAGAAGGTATTGTTTAATGTCATCAGACATATAAGATACTCCAGTAAAGTAATAAGGGGCTATCTGCGTTACTGGCACAGAAGGAGGATCAGTCCGTTCACCCAATATTATTTATTATTCTGCCCTTCCGCTAGTGCATGAATCACTCCACGTATCTGCCGCTTGTTTTTGATACTGCGCCAAATCCCATTTATCCTTAGCCGCTTTGTAGGCATCTTCAGTTAATCCATGCCAACCGCAACAATCACCTGTGGGGCTACGGCCACAACCACAAGATCCAATCTTACCATTTTCATTTGCTCTAACCTGCATTATTTTTCACCTTTTAAGCTGTCCATAATTACTCTGCGTTCTTTATTATACACTTGTTTTTGAAGAAAAGCAACAAACTCGTCGTGTTCCATTTTCTCTGCTTTATTTAGAATATTTTGGCAAGCCCGCAAATAATACCTACGACGAGCGGCTTTGGTAACACCTTTTTCATTTTCTACCGTAAATTGAAAAGTTCGAACCAACGCCTCTGCTGCCTCACTGGGTTTACCGTGCCATTCCACGTCACCGTCATTGGTAATAATTAGTACTTCTTTATTTCCAGATGTAGTAAATGTAATTGCATTTTTAGCAGGAGCAAGATTACCAATAGTTATTCCAGAATTGGCCCAGTTATATCCAGATCCTGCTCCGCTTAATGTATATGCCGGCAACGATGATATAGTTGTTCCTACTGCTCCAGTGCTGCACCAAGTAAACTCTATAGGTTTAATCTGCTCGATAGTTCGGCGATTTATAGTTTCCCTTCCCCGGGATCGTATTGCGGACACCACCAATCGGATCTTCAACATCACCCTTTCTGCGAGGGATAAGATGGATATGGGGCCATCCAACAGTTTGACCAGCAGTTTCGCCTTGATTAAGTCCAACATTGAAACCGTCCCATTCTCCGGCCGCCACCATTCTTTTACCTTCTCTAACAGCATCTTCAAATGCATCATTTAACAACTCCATTGAATTATATTTAGGTACGAATAATAAATGTCCAGGGGTACAGGGATATTTGTCATAATACACTACAACATGAAAATCTTCACGAAACACATTATCCCACGGTGCGCTACTTTCCTCTAGCGTATCTGGACCGTCAAATATCTTATTGTTCATTTTGTCCACCTTAATTTACTTTATTATTACATAGAACTAAAAACAAGTCAAATATATTGATAAATAAAAGTGCCCCTCGCGATGCGCCAACATCCAGGAGCTCTAACAGTTTATAAGGAACTATCAGCAATGACTATTTACAACCTCTATGTAAAGACCCATAATAAAACCGGTCTTAAATATCTCGGACAAACTACCAAAAAAGATCCCCATAAGTATCCCGGTTCGGGAAAGTATTGGACAGCTCATTTAAACAAGCATGGTTATGATTATACTACAGAAGTTCTTCACGAGTGTCAATCTAAAGAGGAATTAAAAGAACAAGGATTGCATTACAGCAATATTTGGAATGTTGTAGAAAGTGCCGAATGGGCCAACCTAAAACCTGAAAGCGGCGACGGTGGTGACATGTCTATGTGTAAATCTTTTATTGAGGGAATTAAAAATAGAAAGATGCCATCGAGAAAAGGTATACCAAGGACTAAAGAGACTTGTGCTAATATAAGCAAGGCAAAAAAAGGTAAAATGCCAAAAAATCTAGATTTATTTACCCAATCATCAACAGATACCATATGGTATCATAATCCAATTACTGGAGAACACAGTAGGATTAAACAAGGTAATATTGCTCCTCGAGGATTTATAAAAGGAAACATTCGAGGTTCAAAAAGTAATACCGATAATCCACGCAACCCTACTCCGGTACGTTGTGTTGAACTTTCTATGGATTTTCCTACCCTTAAATCAGCCGCTCAGTTTGCTAATCTAAAATGTCCGAGAGATATTGTTGATTCTATAATAGGTCGAAATCAAAGAAAAACCGCCGGAGGATACCATTGGCAGTTTTTATCTAAAGATTAATTATTTCATCCAGAAGTTTTCATAAGGGAAGTCGACCCAGACATCATCCTCAGCTTTATTAACTTCAATGCCCCAGTAGTCCATTTTAACATCGCACTTGCTGGCAAGATTATCTACAACTACTGCAAAACGTACATTGTTATTCCAAATGTTATTCCAACGCGGATCTGACGGTAAACAACCACTGCGCCAATCTTCCATAATCCAATTAAGTGTGGCGCCACTGTCGTTGATGTCATCTACTATGAGAATATTTTTGCCTCTCGTGCTACGTGGAGTATCACCGTCGTAGGTGTCACCGGTATATCCAAACGCATCTTCCGCCATCCAAAGATTGCTTTCTGGCCCAAGTTCAGAGGCATTATCTCGTAGACTAACACCCAAAGCAAACATAGGTACATTGAAATAATGACTGATCATAACAGCAGGCAATAACCCACCACGGGTAAGACCTACTACATAGTCGGGACGCCATTCGCTGACGGCAATATCTCTACAGATTTTACCCATTTGAAATTGAAACTCTTGCCAACTGATTTTATTTTTGTTCATTTTTGCTCTTTCGCATTTTCATATAATATTCGTTTTGAATCCATATGTTGTTTACTAGAAAGCCCCAATCACGCACTTTCTTAAATGGCATAAACAAGGTCCAGGCCGTAACACCTGGTTTTAATTCAATACGATGATAGCTGTTGGGACTGCATATACGGAAGTGTCCAGGGCCTCTCCATTTTTGTACTTCGCAGGTCATTTCGCCCATTTCATTAAAGAACGGAATCCACTCCCAATATCCGCCACGCAAAATTAGTGTACAGTATCCCCATGGATGATCATGAGGGGTTTCCTCGTCGCTTTTATGAAATCGATGAAGGAAAATATTAAACAAAAATTTATTCCTATTTTTAAGAAATAAGTAATATCTAGTCAAGTATAGCTCGTTATCTACTCTATCATATATTAAATTCTTACGACCCAATATTATCATAAATTTATCAAATAGCTTAAATAATTTTTTTATCATTAAATTCATTTTCCCAAATGGTTACCAATTTAAACCCTAAATTTTTTAATATCTCTTCTCGTTTTATAGTGTTATTATACAACGTTCCAAACGATAAATCAACTGATGAATTAATCATTTTAGAATCAAATATATTTGGATTTCCGTGCCAGTAATCTCCATAAAATTCATATATAGTATTTGTTTTAGGATCATACCCATCTACAACAAAGTATCCTACATCATATCGAATTTCGTGTTCTCTCATAAATTCTATATCAAATGAATCTAACCACTGTTGAGATATAGGACTTACTGACGTGCCGGCACATAGTTTACACCCAGACCCCTGAATATGGTCTCTTGGCGCCTGTTTAAATACTCCGTGCTCTTTACAAATAATTTCTACTTGGTTAATAAGTGTTTTGTAATCCACTAAAGAATAATCGTATCTATCATTATGGATGATCTTAGATCTTTTTACAAACTCATCAGTACCTAATCTTTTCTTGTTTGAAATTTTATCTTTTTTACATAAAGGACATCCTTGCCCTCTTATAATATGGTATGCTGTATTGTTAAACACAGTATTGTGTACTTTACATAAAACGGTTAATCTACTACCGGTATTATAAAATACTGATGATAAAAAATCAAATTTATCACCAAATTTTTTAAAACATTTAAGTTTTAAATCTTCAATATCTTGAATTAAAATTTTTGAAGATTTTTCTTTTTTTCTTTGTAACCCACATTTAGGACAACCTGCAGATAAGTGATCGTAATGATGTTGTAAAAATTTTCCATGTATCGGACAAATTATAGTAACCTTACCATTAATTTTATTACAAATATCAAGTGTTGCATAATCATACTTGTTTCCGTGTTTTAGTTTATATTTTTCTAACAACTCTTCTTTGCTATATGCTTTCATACTGATGATCTCCACATCTATCGTTTATTTATGTAGATTGTCTATCAATATCATCTTGACTCCTTGCTATATCATACATTAGTTTAAATTGTTCCCAGCTATGATGTAATGCTGGGTATTTTTCACACATACGACCTAGACGGATTGAATCAATTTTATAAGTAGTCATCCAACTGTGTTGTCTGTCTAATTTTAAATCTGAGGCAATTTTTGCCAATTCATCTACAACGCTTTTCATAACTTTAGTGTTTCTATTGTGATGATCTTGCCTAGCTCCTTGCCGATATCCTTGTCATCCGTGATAACATGTAGACTATTATGGTGACGATCCTTCTGCCGGTCATAAAAACTAGTTTCAATAACAGTTCCACCCGATGCTTTAAAGACTTTAAAATTAATACCGCGATCGTTGTCTATTGATAGGCTAGGCATTACAGCAACAGCATAACTGTCTTGTTCTACTATATCTTCGCCACTATCATTAAGCCAATCGCGAAACCTTTGTTTCCACGTTTTTTTATAATTAAAGTTGCCTGGGTTAATGCTTACATTATATGGTGATCTCATTTACCTGCGTGTCCTTGCTGTAGTTTAATGTTATCAAAAAACTCTTTTTTAGTATCCATGTCGCTTTGAAATGCTCCAGTTAATACTGTAGTTTGAGTCATGGAACTACCTGCCATAATTCCCCTATTGGTACAGCAACCGTGTTCGGCCTGTATATAAACTGCAATATTCTTGCTTCCTGTAGCGTTGCTTATTTCTCTTGCGATGTCGTTACACAGTTCTTCCTGTAAAGTGCCACGGCGAGCACACCACTGAGCAATACGAGTGTACTTGCTGAGACCAATAAGCCTGTCGGCAGCAATAATACCAATATAAGCAACACCCACCACAGGCTGGTGATGATGACTACACATGCTACGAAGCTCACTACGCACAACCAACATACCTTTGTATCCATCATCTACCTCATTAGGAAAACTTGTTGCATCGGGCGCTTCATCATACCGCCCTGCCATAATTTCGTTAAAATACATCTTAGCTAGTCGTTTAGCAGTACCTTGACTATTAGGATCATTTTCACGGTCAATAAGTAATGCATCAAGAACGCCTTCAAATGCTATAGTTGCGTTTGCAATTAGTTCATCTCTATGTCCAACTACATATTCGCTAATATTATCTCCGGCCCAAAAGCGTTTCTTATTGCGTCGCATATTGAAGCGAATAGCATCTGCTAGGTTACCTTCTTTATAATCTTTGTTGTCATCGCCTTGCATGTCTGCACCAGCAAGGACGTTTTTTAAATCTTCTGTTGTAAATGTTGTCAATTCTATTCTCCGAGTTTATGCCGTGGATGGCTTGTATAGTACTATTTTATATTCTTTAGCAGATTATTACAATTAAAAAATTGCTCAGTTAAATCTTGTGCTTGTTTATTTAGGCTAGGTAATAACTTACTATAATTCTCCATGTGCTGGATAATTTTATTACATAGTTCTGGGCGATGTGCGGTATATGACTCAAATGATTCTGTCCATTCACTTGGATATTTAAAAGCGTCATAATACATTTCAGTATATGATAAACGATCCGGAACCATTGGAATAGCATCTACAATAGCACCCTCATAACAACTAATGCCCAGTGTTTCCTGTAGGTTAGCTGAAAACACCAACTTGGCCTCACCTAGTAAATTATGGTATTCATTCTTTGACAATTGTTGATCCTGACAAACAACGAACTCATATTGTGGTAAATGTTCTTTTAGATCACGGAATATTTCAACTTGTTTCTCTGGAGCAATACGATGTGGAAATAATATTAGATCACGCTTGGGCATATTTTTATATGCGGCAAGGGTACCATCCATATATTCCATAGGCCACCCTGTGCGTACAATCTTGTCTGTAAGCGTACCTGCACGTAACTCTGCTAGCTCGTCATCAAACCAAGGATTCTCACTAATGGGTCCATTTTGTAATAGATTGGTAAAAAACATTTCAATATGAAACTCAGTAGCAAAGTAGTTGTAGTCAAATGCGTGATAAAAACTCTTCTCAGCGTATCTAACCCAAGGCTTATCACCTACAAGACGTCCTAAAAAATCTTGAGGATCATAACTACCAGCATGCCACAGACCGTGAGTCGTTACAGGAATCTGTAACAGTTCACTCATATATTTTAGGTTGATGATGCCAGGGTGCCAAGCATCAGTAAAAATAAAGTGATCGCCAGGGCTAATTGCTCCGGAGCAAAATAGCCTGCCCATTTTTTCAACTTGACTAGACTTATATATATTGGTGCCACCAAAATTAAGGAAAGCGCCAGGAGTAGTGGCTGTAGGGATGTCCGTAGGGCCAGAGATAATTTCGACATGATGTCCTTTTTTTCGTAAGAGACTAGGTACATGAGTTTTCCATTCACCTGTGTACCTTGTTTCAACACTTTCTAAGTCGACTAAAAATATAGTCATTAGGCTTCTCTACGTTCCTTAGCTTCACGACGGGCTTTGCGCTGTAGATACTCTTGAGTACGCTGCCAATCCTTGTAAGCCTTAGACCTGTAAAGATCTGCAGGGTTAAAATCGATCAATTCCAAACGGCAATGATCGTGCCATGTTTCTAGGTCACTAAAGATCTTCGATACTTCAGGTTTCATAGTTAGATACTTCGCTAACCACTTTGGCTGTGCCATTTTATTTCCTTTTAATACTTAAGGTTTATATTCAACGATTCCATCGGATTCGCCGTCTTCGGATACAACTACTTCATAATATCTCTCGCCGTACTTTGGCAGGAGATGATTATTTAGGATATCTGTAGCAATCATTTCACATGACTTGTGATTTTGATTCCCAGATTGAATAAATTCTTGTAATGCCCACTTGACCAAGAAAAACTCTAGTTCACGATCTAAGTGTGTAACACCAATCTTTACATCAACTTTGAACATATGACGATGTTCATTTTCTAAGAATTTAATACGAGGATCAATAGTTCCAGCATGTGGATAGTAGTGAAATCCTTCAAACTCTGTACGTACTTTAATAAAAGTACTTGTGCAAGGTCTTATGTCTTGTTTAATATTCATTTAATAATCTCATCTTTACCATATTCGTCCCAGCTTGTAAACTGATCACGACCTGTTAGGCTGTGAAGTGTATGACACCAAACTCCTGGATTTGTTGCCTTGAAGTCTTTGTCGTCTAGTTTAATTGTAGCATTATATCCTAGCTGTGTCAAGTGGGGAATCTTTACAGATAGTTGAGGAATAAATTTCCTTTGTTCAACTAGTGAGCTTTCCAAAAGACCTTCAACCAAACTAACGTCTAAATCTAAGGTACACCACAAGTCATGTTCCAAGCAATCCAAAATCATCATCTCCCAATCACGCCAGCCGTCACCATCATTAGTTTCTAATTTTGGAAAACTTTGATTGGCACCAAAATAAACGTGTGTACAATCGTTATTCTTGACCAAATTAAGTATAACGCTGGCATCTTGGATGCCTACTACAAATAGTGTACGCATACCAAACGCAGGAGTCTTTTCAATTTCGGTACCAACAAAGAATGTTACTTCTTCGCTGACGCCTGTGTCGTAATCACGTTTCATTCTGCTATACTTTCCTCAAGAGCTCGTAAGTCGTCATCATCTGGATTCTCAAGATCAACTTCTGATGAATTAGTAATTTGTTCAAGTTCAAATAAACTACCAAAAGTATTTGCCGCAGGACCGCCTTGTAATCGAGCACCTTCTAATGATTTTAAAAACGGGCCAGCTTGCTCGATCATTTCAAATGCTTCTTCTTTGGTAGTAGTATTAAACAGGTCTTCGATAAAAGAACTAAAATACAGAATGTTACGTGGAACCCAGTCTGAATACTCATCGCTCATGTCTTGTGCTTTAACTTTCTTCCAATGTTTCCATGAAAGTTTATCTTTAGTTTTAGCAATCTCAATGTCCATCAACTGTTGAGCACGTTGAACTGCACGAATATGACATTCAACGTTATGACCCATCATAAGTGCATAGGCAAAACTATCCCACGATGTTTTGTTAGGAATCTTACCTAACTTGTTAAGTCTTGGAACTTCGACATAATGTTCCGGATTCAAATGATCAAACTTTACACCTTCGCCTAACTGTGCTTGTGTCTTTGGAGTTCCGAGATTATAGTAGGCAATATCGCCCATCGTTAATCTGCGTCCAATTTCTGATTCGAATGGGAACGGAATGTCTGATCCTGAAAGTGCTTTGTTATCTGGGGCTTTGTCCATAATAACACTCCACCGCTTGGGCGTGTGGACTGCTGTTGTATAGACGAGTCCGTGTGCTGTTGCGATGAACGGTGAGGCGCAGTCAAAAGATACGGTAAAGTTTTCATTAATATGCTTTCTAATTTGTCGTTGAATTAAAGTCAAGTAGCATGACCAATCTAATTGGGCAGTGCCCAAGAAGTGCATCCAGTCTTTACCTTTGAGTAAATTATCTTCACGTAATGTAACTAGGCGCTTTAATGTGATATCCATCTTACACATATTAGCACCGCCCATTGCCCAACCTTCTGCTTCCTTACCAGCATATTTGCCTTTAGGATCGGAGAATTCTTTTACACCTTGATACCACTTTTCAGCGGTATCCCAATCACCACCTTGTAGAACGTTAAGCCATTTGGTCTGACCTAAACGATTTTCTAAGAAGTAGTCATTGTTGAAGCGTGTCTTATCCAAACAATCTTCAAATGTTTTTAATCCAGTTTTAGGTGAGTGAATGTGATCACAGGCCCATGTTGGCACGTCCAACATCATTGACCAATCTGCTGTAAGCTCAAGCCACTCGAGAATCTTTTGACGAGTCTTGTTGGCTTCCTTGCCTTCAAAGTTTAACCAGTCAAATTTGAGAACACCCTTACCAATCTGATATCCACCTGAGTCCCCCAAGATCATGGTGTTGCTACGATCTCGTTGTTGAATCATAGACTCTTGTTCCATGCTCTTGACAAGATCCAACTGAGCGTGACCTGCTGAATACAGACCATATTTGTAGGTAAAGTAGCCGTCTTCTGGATTTAGAAAGTTCATGCCTTCTACTCCGCGATCAAAGCCTACAGGAATGCGATCATCTGCGATAAACTTTTCTAATCGTTGTTTAGCAATATATGTGGAATAGAAAGAGGAGATTGCTGGCAAATATATTGCATAATCTTTCTGTAGTGGGGTTAGGTTGACTGGCGGAGTCTTCATAGATTATGCCTGTGCTGGAATGATATACTTGTAAGTAGCAATACCACTATCTAATTCAATTTGCATAGCACCGTCATTACTAATACTCAACTTAGTGTTGTTTGCATCTGCAATTTTTAAGATACTTAATACTTGACTAACCGGCCATGTCCAAGACTTGCTCAATGTTCCTGCAACTCCTGTGGCAAATACAAATTCACCACCGTGGGTTGATTGATCACCAAATACAAATTTAAGATTACCATTTTCAGTCTTAGTTAGGAATGTTGCGTGTTCTGCATTGGCGGCCGCCTGAAAGTTGAAACGCTGGATAGCGGCAACTGTGGGACTAACTTCAACGTGCCAATTAACACCGCGGAATTTAACTGTTTTAAGTTTCTCGTTGATAATTTCTGTGTTCATAAAACGATAATCGTTTTTAAAATCACCTACGTCATTTTCAAAGTGGATACCAACTGGAACTGTATCACCATTGCGATCAGCGGTAACAATGTCAAGTTTAGCATTTTCTTTGTAAACTGGGCAGTCTAAATGAATCTTCAACTTGTTAAGTTGTGGCATACCAAAGACGCCCTTCATTTCCGGTACTGCTGTGTTTACTTCTCCGTACATGATTACAGAACGGTCATCAGCCATACTATCAATCTTAGTAGCGGAGTCATCACCTGTAATTTTAACGGTATCTAGGAATCCTAGATTATGTGTATGTCCTACAATGTCTTTAAGCAAATCAAGCATATAATTCTCCTTTGTTATATTATATTTAGGTTTTTGGTCTTTGTCAAGTAATTTTATTCAAAGCTGAATAAATTACCAAAATTATTGTCTTGCGTTGTGGATTCCAAATCCCACTCTAGTACACCGATAAGATTATCTAGTTTATTGTTGATAATGGCAGTTTCCATAGCACTATCATCAAAAGGCAATTCCTTAAACCACTGTGGCAAGCGCATCTCATCGACCGGATAAGCAACTGAAGTATAGCCCAAGGGATTCTCCTTTACCTTACACACAATTACTTTCATACCATCAACAACCTGTTGACTGTATTTGTCACCATTCATGCGCTTGAGAGTGTTCCAATTGATACTTGCTCTAACGTGACCTGGCATATTGGCTTTACCGGCTTTCTTTTCCTTGGCTTCGTATTCGGCAATATTGTTGGCACGTTTTGGGCTTCCTTTCTCCCAACCCGGCCGACTCTTAAACTCGGTGCGGAACTGACTGATACGATCGAGGATTTCAGTTTCGCCAGAACCATTTAATACCTTGGTTAGAAGTTCACTTAAAAAGTTCTGCATGAACTCTGGAGTATCTGAACGTTTCAAGTCTAGACCCATGGCTTTGATCTTACCTGGGCTGTCTTCTGTATCCTGTCTCTTACCATCTTTGTCGTAGTACAGTACAGCATAGCGTTTCTTGGTAATAAACAGGCCTTTAATAGCAACAATCTCACGACCTGCTTTGATAACTTCTCCTCGCGACTTTGGACAGTGAAAATCATCCAGCATAAACTGCGGGAATGTATCATTGACTTCTTCAGAGATCTGATCATATAACTGTACTACTGATTCTTTATTCCACGGAATGAGTCCCTTGTTGATATCATTCTTCAGCACAGGCCAAGCAGTAAAATATACAGAGTCAGTATCACCGTAGATGATGCTCTTACCTGTGTAGTCATACTCACCTGCAATGTATTCATTTACCTTTGCAGCCATATGACGGGCAATGCGGCGTCCTGTAAGAGTGGTTGATTGACCAATACGCTTGTCAAAGAAACGACAACCAGGATTAAGAATAGCACCATACAGACTGTTGAGGTTAATCTTTTTAACCAATTGACGCTTGTCCCAATATTCTTCTTCAATTTTATTCTCCGCTTTAATACATTCTTTTAATTTGGCCTGCATGTCTTTACGTTCACTATACCATCGTTTCAGCAATCCAGGAATAACACCTTCTTTTTCGTAACTAAAGATAGTACCGTTAGCTGATAACATCCAAGGTTGATTACTGTCAAAAAATACATCATGTAATTGAGCACCACTTAGTACATCAGTCGACCCGTCTTCCCAATCAACAATAATATCGTGACTGATATCTTTACTCATGACAAGTTCATATTCATTACTGCCGAACTTGCCTTCCCATGCTGACGCAAAGCTACTGCCCTTGGCCATTTTAGCTTCAATTTCATCTTTGGTATAGTCTTGACGCAACTGTCCAACAATGGTCTCAGGACCCATATTAAGTGCTCTAATGGCACTGGGATATAGTGAGTTGATGTCCATGCTTCCAATCCAGTCGTGAAGACCTTTCTTTGGATACGCTACATATGCACCCGCTGCTTGATTATCACCGCGGTCATCCATTCTAGGCCGGCTTGGAACAATAAGACCCTTGTGATGGGCTTCATTGATAATGGCCTGTTCAGTAACAGCCACAGCACCCATTGTTGTTTGGATCAATACAGTATTCTCATGAGCGACGGTATTAGCAAGGTCGATAAACTTCAGTTTCTTATCCAGATCATCAAGTAGTTTACAGTCATTAATGTTGTATTCAATAAACTTACGGAAGTCATTGTTGTACAACTGATCAAGTGTGCCTTCGTATTGTGTCTTACGTTGACCCAACTCATATTCAGCAATAGCATCTAGTCGATATGAATGACGTTCTTCGTAGGTGTACTTGCGATACAGTTCTAGTGAGTCAACGTGTACACGACCAATCAAGTCATATGTAACAGCAGCCTTGCCATACTTTTCATATTCACGTTTTTTAGGGAACTGTCCTAGCAGACAAAAACGACGAGTGTCATCTTTGCTTAGTGTTTTAGTAACACGATTAACTGTGTAGGGGATATCAAATCCTTCTGAGTTCCAACCTGACAATACATCAGCATCTTCAATAATGTTTAGAAACGCTTCTAACATATCTCCTTCATTGTCAAACAATACTGTATTGGGAAACTCTTTAACCTGTTCTTGCGCCTGCTCCATGGTTAGTGTCTTTGGCGGAACTGCAAAACATACCATAGTTTCCATCCACTGTAGATAAACAGCAATAGCAGTGATTGGCATGAACGCATCTTCTGGTGATGCATAACCACGTTCTGGGTCGAAGTCGACCTCAATATCGAAAAAGGCTACGTTTAGTTTTGGAGCATCTTTGCCTAGGTAATTATCTTCTAGACAACGAAATACAGGGTTGATATCACTTTCAAATAACTTTTGACCTGAATGTATCTTTTGTTCTTTAGCAAATTCTTTCCAGTTCTTACAAGTGACTCTTGTCAACTGATCCCCATAAATTGACGTGTACTTGCCCTTTTGATCAGGGTAATAAAACAAGTAACGTGCTGGGTATTCTTGAAATATACGACCCTTCTTCGGGTCACGTTCTACAACGGTGACGATATCTGTCTCCCGATCCCATCGGGCATCTACATAACTCATACTCTCTCCTACCGCTTATGGCCGGTTAACCTTCACTTAGCGATTTATGGCTCGCAGGACCGTCTTCATGAAATATTTATGATTCTAATCAACGCAACTGTATCAATTGCGACTAGCAACAGATAGTTAGACAACATACCAACGCTACCGCGGCTCCACGATGCCCAGCCAAATATGGCACATTGTAAAATAAAAGTTGGGTAAAGTATCAACCACGGCGGATTGGGAACAGTAATGGCTAAGGCAACTGCACATCCTATGCTCATCAACCAGGCAAGGATTTCTAAAACAAATCTTAAAGGGTATTCTTTAAAATCTCTATTAGCCCATTGCCAAGTATCAGTAATACCTTTTTTAAGTTGAATCATTAGTCGTCGTTGCGGTTTGGATTAATTGTATCGTTGTGTATTTCGCGAGTAGCGTGACCTGCAATGTCAACAATAGTTTCTAAATCATCAAACTCGTTAAACACACGATCCCAATCACCCTTTTGTGCAACTTTAATTGCTTTCTTAATGGTGCTGGGCTTTACTTCCAATTCTTCTGCTACTGCTTTTATGGTATCGTTGAGACCTTCTGTAAGGTCTTGAACTTCTTGCAGCACAGTCACACCCTCAGAAATCAACTGACGGATCTTTGCTTTTTCTGGATCGCCGAATACTTTGCTCATAAAAAATCTCCTATACTGATATTATATAGGAGATCTAGAGTAAAGTCAAGCATCGATTACCGTTTGGTTAATTTGTTTAATTGATTTTGGAGTTTTTCTTCGTAAGTGCGTTCATGCTCAAACAACTCATCAGCTAGACTGTCGTGTGTCCACCCTTCTTTTGGCACACAGTTAGGAACAGTACGTCCACCTTTCTTCTTTGTACCTACAGGCTTGTAGCCTTTCCAGCAGGGATTTTCTGTCCGAAGACTTTCTGTTTTATTGTCCATGTGTTTTGCCAACCGATCAATTGCACCTGCTGAATCACCCGGCTTGGCTTTACGCTTGGCTTCAATATCAGCATGTTTCTTTTCGCGCTCTGTGGAACCTTTACGGAACTTTTCAAGAGCTGATGCTTCACTTACTTTGGGATTGATGCCCTGCTCTTTTTGACTTAGTAAATAATCCCAAACGCTGACCAGCATCATTTCTGCTTTGGCAATCTTTTCCTGACACCATTCTGGAAGATTGTCGCCGTCATTGATAGTTTCTAACAAACCATCTACTGATCTTTTTAGAGTGTGTAAGTTGCTTTCAGCCATACCAGCTTCGTCATTATATTCTGGACTATCAAACTCTTCCGCCATTTCTTTCTCTTTGCGATTAATCTTACGTTGTGCTGTATTCATATTGATATGGCGTACAGCTTGATCAATCCAATCTTTATCGCCAGTACGCGGGTTAGGTACAGCGGCCTTAGCGGCGTCCTGTTGTGTCTTGCGTTTTTCTTTATAGCTCTTCAGAGTGTCAATACTTAGTTCGTTCAGTTGACGAGCAAGACGCACTTCATAGTTTTCAGCAAACTCTGCTTTCTTATGCTTTACATCGCCATTCTTTTCAGCTCGCTTTTTGTCTTTATGTGCGCCAGCGGCACCACCGCCGATTGCCGCATTGGCATTTTTAGCAACAGGGTTCTTTGTCTTGATTGTGCGAATAGGATCGCGACGGTCTTTTTTTTCTTCGTTCATTTTGTTCTCTTTATTACTTTAGATTTTTTCTTGGCGTCTTTTGGAGCACCTACTGTACCACCAAATAACCACCCACCGCCCTGGGCAGGTGCGCTAGCAATGCTCCCTGAGCCAGTAGCACCACTGCTTGCAGATTCTTTTACATCTGCGGCACTAGTAGGATGTTCATCATTGTCACCGCTCTTGGCAATTAGTTTACCATTTGATCTGTCTAGGCTCTTCAACGCTTGAGGTTTATGCTCTTCTTCGCCTTTCATAATTTTACGAGCGCGAGCAAGTCCGTCAACAATAACATCTAGACCATTTTCATCTGCTTGATATTTTATACCAATACCGCCTGCGGCTTCCCAAGCTGAGATATTACTACCACGGTCATCTACTAAAATGTTAGGAGTGCCGTCTGCTTGTTTTGCCCACTTGGCTTTGTTTGGAGTAATAACAATATCAACAGGTTGTGGATTTAAATGTTGTTTAATCCAAATTCTTTTGTTCTTTTCACTATTTTCAAAATCGCCACGTAGTGGACTAGAGCAGATATGATAGTGTCCGTACAATTTTACAATCATGGAAACTAATTGATCTGCATTACGTAATTTTGGTAGTCGTGCAAAGAAGTCTGTGCCCACCATTTTGTTTAGTGTGGGGTCAGTCTTTGCTGGAGGAATATCTCTGTAGTTACCGCTTTCGATGCCGGCAAGTTTAGCGTACTCTGTAAAAAAGTCTGCTAATACTCCATCCATGTCTAAGTAAACTTCTGGTCGCTTCTCTTTCATTTCTTCATCCAATCTGCTACAGGGCTACGAGTAGATACATCTTTAGTTTCTTCACTATTGATTGTACTAATTAATTTTTTATCACTAGGCGATAGGCCGACTAATTTTAACGCATCGTCTATGTAGTCGTCAATCGTATTGGAGTAAGATACAATGACTTGATTCTCCCCCCAAGGGCTTACTGCATTAAACTCTGATCCAGCATCATTAGGATCTTTACGACCTTTTGCCGCCGCAATGGCAACACCAAACCGGTATTGCTTATACGGATCTTGATTTTGTAAAGCGGGAATTACATACGTAGCAGGTAAGGCACATGCAACGTCATCTTGCATACTTCCTATTCTACTTTCGTGAATGAATTCTCTTGCTCTCATTTCTTTTTATCTTTCTTTGAAGGCTTCATCCAGTCTGCAACTGGGCTAACATTATTTGTACTGTCTAACTCATCACTGTCTATATCACCGTGGTTTAAATCTTCAGCGTGAGCCCCTACTGTTTTAAATGCCAGTGTCAGCATGTCTTTTTCAACTTGACTGTAAGGGAATGCCGCTTTGTTTTTTCCAATCCAACTTTTTGGATCCATGTCTGGGGGAGTAATACCGTCGCATCCGGCCACAGCCATTCCTAGTCTATAAGCAACATAATCTGCGTTCCACCGTTCAGAGTCACTAAATGTGATAACTCCGCGAGTAGACTGTTGCTGTCTCTTAGACATCTTACCAGCCTTTACTTCAGTTAGTAGTTCGTTAATTCTCATTTCTTTTCCACAGGCTTTTCTGATGTAAGGTACGGTAAACTAAACCATAACTTAAACCATTCGGGTGTTCCAGGTTTAATATTGTGCTTCTTCATCAGTTCACCCTTTTCATTACCAGTGACGCTGATATTACTACCCTTATTTATTTCTGTATTGTGAGCACGGTATTCTTGTAGTCTACCCTCTGCGCTAATCCCTGCTAGATACTGTATGACCTTTAATTCGTGTATGGGATCTTCAGGAGATAGATATGCATCATTGTCACTGTCCTGCGGAATATTATCTGTTGTTATACGATACTGTTTCATTTCTTTTTGCCAGCACAATGCGCTTTTTGACTAAATCCTTTAGGATTAGAGCAATTGATACTGCTCTTATACTTTAATGTCCACTTTTCTTCAAGGGCTGAATCAGTCAGTGGTCCGCCAGTGACCCATGCATCGCATGTTCTTTTTGCTGCACATTTGAATTTTAGGAATCTACAGTAACCAATATCTCCAGCTTCAATGGTGGGATCTTCTGCTCCTTGATCTGAATCTATACCTTGAGCAATACAGTCTAACGCAGTTGTACGTTGATCAAAGGCCGCACAGTTACCGCATAGGCTTTGTTTTGCTTCTTCTGCGGAGTCTAAATTCCACTCATCAACTTTTTTCATCCAAAATTTAGTATTAGGCAAGTCTGGGTTTAAGGGACCATATCCGTATTCGTCAATGGCCTTTTGTCTATTTTCAAGATTGATGGCAATGTCTTGTGTAGCTAACGGACATTTGTTATCTGTATTTTTAGCGATAATTTCAGTAATTCTCATATCAGCAGTTCCAACGACGACGTGCTTTACATATTGCCTTGTCCGGAGTCTTTGAGCAATCAATATTATGCATCTTCTTTTGACCAGCGGATCTAGCGCAATAGCTTGATCGACGCTTTGAATCTTTACTACCTGCTTTTAACTTACTAGGTTTAGTAGTAACCGCAGTCTTTAACTTACTACCTGGATTCTCACGACGATACGCACTCACAGCTTTCTTACTCATGCCGTCAGTTTTATCTTTTTTATTGGTCTTTTGCCAATCTTCGTTAATAAATTCTCTAGCTCTCATTTTTTCTTTGCCTTGCCTGCTTTCATATTAGCCATCCAGTGTGCCATTCGAGCTTTTTCACCTGAGCTGTTCTTAGCAGTCTTTCTTAGACTACTAACACTGGCTTTGGTATTGACACCTGAACGTTTTGCTAGACCTTTGCGTCCAGGTTTCTTACCATCGGCAAAATTCTCTAATAACTTGTCAACAGCGTTGGCTATGACTTCTTCCCAACCCTCACCTATTTTAACACAATTATTGACTCTTGTCCCACCTTTCATCTTGGTTCCAGACTTTCGATATCCTTTCCAACATTTTGGGTCTAATCGTTGTTTTGCCTCATCAACGTTCTGCTCAATAGTTTTGGTTTTTATGCTCCAGTCGCTAAATTTTAATCCTAACATTGTTTGAAACTTTTCAAATTCTTTAATAGACGGAAATAAAAATACGGATTTAAGCAGATCGCCATCTAATTTGTTCCCTTCGGGATATTGTTTTATTTCACCGTCAACATTAAAATATGCTCGATTATTTTCTATTTTTACAAGTTTATATGGCTGAGCAAAATGTACTATAGATAAATTATGCGCAGGCAATATTGAAGTCACTGACACATACACATAAGAGTTTCCTTTTTGAATATCTTTAGGTGTATGTTGTTTTAAAAAATGTTGTAAATTTTTGTAATCGGTGCTGTTTTCAAATAGTCTGGGATTTTTTAATAAGTCTTGTCTAAGATCTTCTTCTTGTTCTTCCCAAATTGGTTCTAATGGAATTTTATTGAAGTTGATATGATTGTAGCTTTCGCCGACTAAATCGCCCTGACGTGCTGGGCGTTTTGCTGTGGCCTTTAATTGACCTGCTGTACCTAACTTATTTTTCTTACTGCTAGTAAATGAGCTGTCTGGAGACATGGTCTCATCAGTTAGACTAAACGCTCGCAAATTCTTTTCAATCTGTCCAGGACGGACATCTTTGGTTAAACTCATAGAGTAGCGTGGGTCGTTGGCCTGTGCCTTTGTAGCAATAACACCCGAAGCGCTCTCCATTGTACTCTTATCAACAACATAGTTGCCCATACCTACCCCAGCCATTGTTTCTACCGGAGCGGCCACTTTCTGTTGGGTCGTAGGTGCTGGAGTTTTAACGTCCATACCTTGTTTGGTTAATTCTATAAGTTTCATAATCCATGCTCGCCCTAGTTTTTTAACATCAAAACCTTTTTCCCATACAGCCAATTGCTGTTGTGGAGTCGCATTAGGATCTTTAAGAATATCTCTTAATTTTGTAAAACTCATGCCTGTACCACGCGGCGTTGCTTCTAAACTAACCTTAACGTGTTCGTATCCTGCAAATTTATTTACAGCCTTCATCAATGCGTTGGCAATATTCATACCCGCCTGATCCTCACCTACCATAACAATAACATTATCATAGCGTGGTGGTTTGCCTGGTAGTGGATTGATCAGCTCATGTTTAATTTTCTGTATAAGTGTACCACCAGCCTGTGTTACTGCACTAATATTGCTGGCATACTTAGGATAAAGTTTGTGCCATGTTTGTACTTTAATATCGACTGGAATAGGATCATCCTTGCCTACAGCGTTGCCGATAAACAGGTAAGGATCTCCGCCTACTTCTGCGGCTTTCTTAACTGTGTAATCAAATAGCTGTTCGTGTCCAACATGTCCAACAAAACTGCCAATAGCAACTACCGCAGTTTTATTTTCACCACGTGGGCGTTCTGTGCGGGCATTTACCTTAGCGGCATTCTTATCTGCAATAATATCACGCTGTTCTTGACTTGTAATTTTAATAGGACCCATACGACTATTGATAACAATACCTTCGTAGTCCTTACCTAACATATCCTTGCCTATAATGTTTGGATCTTTGATAATGGCATCTTCAAGAGCTTGTTTAACTGGTCCAAGTGCGGCTTTGACTTCTGCGGCTTGATCACGCTTCTTACTAGCCAGCATGGCTTTCATCTGTTCAATATTCTCTAACGGCGGAACAATAGCAGTAACATCAAGTGCTTCATTTTGTGTTAGGCTATTGTCAATAAACATAACGCTGCCGCCCTTGCCAATTCCTGTTAGGGCTTTAATAACTCCTTCGCTATCGGGTAAGTCTTCGCCTGTATCACCTTGTACTACACGGAACGGTACTAGAGCAAGCTCTACACCATCTGGAAGTTTGTCATAATGTATACCAACAAATTTTAGCTTGCCTTCTGGAGTCTGTGTAGCAAATGGCAAGTATAATACTTCGCAGGTAACTTGTTTGTTGATTAAGAATTTAGGACCTAACTTGCTATCGACTAATTTAATAGCCTTCATCATTTGTTCAAATAGTTGATCGAATAGTTGAGCACGACCTAATACATCCGGATCAGTTGTGCCTTTCTTTTGATGATAGTCTAGGAATCCTGCTTTGTATCTTGGTTCAGTACGGCTGGTTCCCATAAAAGGTTTACCATCTTTATCCTTACCAAAACGTCCACCAAAGCCGTCTACTTTAACATTTAGTGGAATATTTTTTAATTGGAACTGCCCGTTACCTTGATGTAGTTCATCTAACAAGTCTAAAAAGTCTACTGACTTTAAATCACGTAGATGCGGCATACCTTTACGTAGCTGTGCTTTTACTGCTGGATCTTCTCCAGCTTCACCTATTGCTTCAGTTACTGGTTTTTTTTTGGATTCGTGGGCTTGTTCGTAGTCCATTGCCATTTTAACTGCTTGCTGTCTTAAACCTTTAGCATCGGCAATCTTTAGAGCAGTTATACCGCCACCGCCTAATAGCATAGCATCAACAGCGGCAAATTTTGTATCACGGTCTCTTACAGGATCATTTGCTGTAAGCATCTGTGCTCCTGGCCCAAAGCATATATCTAAGAAACGTTTTGCCGCTTCTTCACGACCTTGCTCGTCAAGATATTTGTTTGCTAGTTGAAGTGTTCCAACAAAACTCTGTTGTAATTTTAAATCTTCTGCTGTAGGTTTCCTTCCAAATAATTTTTGGAACTGTGAAGAAAGATTTTGATCATAGTCACGTTGACTAGGATCTAATAACTGCATTACAGGAATACCATCAATTTCTTTAGGTTGTCCAGTCTCCGGATCAATGTAAGGCTTATACTTACTACTTATCCCACCACCCTGACCGCTGGCTACAGCAAAACTATAATCACTATCAGTAACTGGTTCTGGACTAATCTTAGTGCTTTTCTTTAGAACACGGGCAACATACTTGGTGCTGGCTTGTGCGTAAGGTATAGCACGATAGATATACTTGTGGAACACACCTTTAATGCCTGCGGCCATATCTGTGTAATCAGAACTATGACTAAACTTAAACCAATCTGTAGGTTTAGCAGGCTCTTTACCTGCAGCAGGTTTGTAAGGTCCTAATTCAAAATCGACCTGTACTCTAACAGGAGGATCATCTAATTTCCAAAGTCCGGAGAGCGACGCATTAAATCCTAGGAATGTTGCAGGCCCAATTTTCTTACCAATAACCGATTTTAACCACTCGCGAACCTGTTCACCAATTTCTTGATCAACTTGTGTATCTATATCGCCCACTTTGGTTTTTTTAAGTTTGTTTAGGAAGTCTTCGTCTGATACACCTTTGATATTAAAGAATTCTATAGTGCTACCGCTAAGTGCTTCTCTAGTGTTTAGTAATTTTGGATCCCAAATTGGTCTACCATAAGTTGACTCAAAATTTTGATTCATTGCTACTAATAGTTCATGTATCTTGCCAACCATAAGTGTGCGGTTGTGCAATTTAAGATCTATTTCATCTGCTTTGTGTTGTCCAGGCGCACCTTGCCAGCCTGGGCTCTGATATGATACATTGCCACCTTCACTAATCGGTTTTAATTTTAAAAATTCTGGATGTGCCTTGTTAAACTCACGCATAATAATACCAGCCAATGCATGTGCTTGATTTTCGTCTGGTGAACCAGTAGTACCGTCTATAGCAACATTCCGGCGATGTTGTTTAGCATGCACAAGTTCGTGTGCTAGAGTTCTCAATATATCTACAGGTTGACGATTTGCCACAGCAAGTTCTAATGCATAGGTTACGTCATTAAATCTACCTTGGGATGGTTGATCGTCTTGTGTTAATGATTTCTTGAGAATAATTTTAGGTAACTTATCTAATTCAAGAATCTGTTTGGCAGTTGGCAAAAATATTTTTATTATTTCTGTCAAGTCTGACGGAGTTATCGACTTGGTAACAGTTTGATTATTTTCAGTAGGAGATTGAAAAATATCTCTTAATTTCATTTGCTGCCCAAATTGTATTCGTCTTTAACAATGTCTTGATGATAGTGATCAGTTAGTCTTTTGCAAAGTTCTTTACGCATTTTTATGTCAAATACTTCTTTTGGATCACCTTGAACATCGGTCTCTTTATAAAATTTAACGCATCCAACATTAACCATAGGCAACCATACTTTCCAATCATGTTCGTCACTATCAGTTTTGTCGTCTAATTTTTGTTTAAGTGCTTTAGCAGTTGGCATAAAATATTTTTTATGCAGGTCATTGTCATCAAGAATAAACCAAAAGACGTTGTCTGTTAGCTCGGTTTCTTCTTCTTTTTTAAGAGTGTCGGGATTGGCTGTATCATCTCGATCGGAGTCCTGATTAATATTTCCAAAAAATTCGTATAGTTTCATAGTAGTTTGCTACATCCAAAGTAGTATTACCCTGTATTTAGTGTATTTTACATCTAACAAACAGTTAAAAATTTATTCTAATTGATCTTAAAGAACCGCGGCTGATGTCTAAACGAGCACGGACCCATGCATAATTGCCAGTAAATTCGCAGATATCTGTTTGAGTAGGGTGACTAATAGCTGCACCTGCGCTGGTGATACCGGCACTACCTGTAGTTTCTATTCCTAGATACCGCTTTCGAGTATCCTCTGTCAGCTCTGTCCAATCACCTTCCCCTGGGTTAGGAGTAGTGCTAACTTGAATAGTGCAGGTGCCCATAAATGCTCCTTCTACGGTATATGATACACTATGAGTTCTACTGCCTAATCCATAGTATCCCGCTGCTTCTATACGATTACTATAGATAGTAAGTACTGGGTCCGGCTTTTGTCCGTTGATCATTTGTGGCATGGTAATACCGGGCTGAGTAGTACGTGTATTTTTTGTTGACCACGGGTTGTAAAATTCAAAGGTTTTGCTTAGTGCAGGCATAATAGTTCCTATATACACTATTTAACTGTTAATTGCATATCACTTATGACAAAATCCTGTATGCTACGCACATGTCCACCTAAAAACAAGGTAACTAACAGTAGTTGACTGCGATCAGCAACGTAGACAAATGGGTCTTGGAAGTACGGACTACCATTTCCTAACCATTTAATTGTACCAGCACTGGCCTGTATGGTGCCTTCATAGTTTTTTAACCATTCTAAAAAGCTAGTTCTTTGCCAGGGTGGCATACGATATCGAATATACACACGATGCCGATACTTACCGTGCGGATAATCATTACACAGAATTATTTTAGAACCATTTTCTAGTGCTGCTAGGTCAGTGTTTCCGCTAGGTTTAGATACACTAACAACATACTTTTCGAGGCTATCTAATATGTTGTTATATAGATTTATATCATTAAGATAAAAACTTAAGGTATCCCATTCTGCTCGTATCTGTAGATCGCCTGTTATAAAGGGTTCAACCTTGATGATAAAATCCAGCAGATTCTTTTTAGCAACCTCAGAATAATTGCGAGAATAACGGCCAGTGTTGTCGTCTATACAGAATTTACGAGCTTCATTAATACCCCAACGCTTGACTAAACTAGCGCCGGGTACCGATGTTTCAATGCGATAAGCCCATTTTTTAAAATAGAGTTTGTTAGTCTGATAGACTTTCATTATCTTCTACTTCAACAACCTTGACTTTTTCACTTAACACTTCGATAAAGTTAAATGTAAATTGTCCATCTTCTACAGCAATCTCAACTATGCCACCGTTGACTAGTTTGCCAAACAGGATTTCTTTAGAAAGAGGTTTTTTAATGTGTTCATCAATGGCACGAGCCAGTGGTCGAGCACCCATCTTCTTATTAAAGCCTTTCTTGATCAGCAACTCAACCGCTTCTGCTGTAGGTTTAACATGAACATTCTTTTCTTTAATCTGTGCGTTAAGTTCGTCAAGGAACTTCTTAACAATTTTAATCATGGTAGTCTGTTCCAACTTACCAAACTGAATAATGCTATCTAAACGATTGCGAAATTCTGGTTTAAAGTATGAGTTAATAGCACTTGTAGCATCGCCATCACGCTCAAGACTACCAAAGCCAACACCGTTCTTCTCAGCATCACTAGCACCCAAATTACTTGTTAGAATAACAATAGCATTACGTCCATCTGCTTTCTTACCATTGCTTCCGGTAACAAAACCATTGTCCATCAAGCCTAACAAGACATTGCTAACACTTGGATGAGCTTTTTCAATTTCATCTAACAATAGGATACAGTTTGGATTCTCTTGCAGTTGTGTAACAAGTTGTCCGGCATTGTCTTCAAATCCTACATATCCTGGGGGCGCACCGATAAATTTAGCAACAGAATGCTGTTCTTGGAACTCACTCATATCAAAGCGTACTAGTTTGACTCCGAGGCTCTCGGCCAAGACCTTTGCAGTCTCTGTCTTACCACATCCGGTCGGCCCAGTAAACAGAAAATTACCTACAGGTTTGTTTAGTGACTTTAGTCCAGCTTGCGAAATATAAATCTTATCTAGCAAAATATCAATTGCTTTATCTTGTCCAAATACTTTACCATGCATATTCTTGTCAAGATTCTTAAGATTATTGTTTTCTTTAGCCGCAACCTGCTCTAATGGCAAGTTTGATTGTTTGGCAACTTCAAACATGATTTCATCGTGATCCACTGTGCCGCCGTCTTCGTCGCGTACTTTAAATCGAGCACACGCACAATCAATCAAATCAATTGCTTTGTCTGGGAGTTTTTTATCAGTCATGTATTTGATAGAATACCTAACACTATCGACTACAGCCTGCTTGGTAATCTTAACACCGTGGTGTTTTTCGTAGTACTTTTTAAGACCATTGATAATCTTAATTGCCACTGCTTCTGAAGGTTCGTCAACTGTAACACGTTGGAAACGACGCATTAACGCACGATCCTTCTCAAAGTGCTTGCGGAACTCTTCCCAAGTAGTTGAAGCAATAACCTTTAGGGTACCTTTGCCTAATGCCGGTTTAAGCATGTTGGCCATGTCGTTAGATCCGCCACCTACTGCTCCAGCACCGCTCATCATGTGTGCTTCGTCAATAAAAATAATACATTTCTTTTTCTTTTCTAGAGCAGTGATAACCATCTTTAGGCGTTCTTCAAAATCACCACGATACTTGGATCCGGCTAACATAGCTGAGATATCCAAGTTATAAACAGTATGATCCTTCAAATATTTTGGAACAGCACCTTCGACAATTTTGCGAGCAAGTCCTTCAGCGATTGCAGTCTTACCTACACCGGGGTCGCCAATCATCATCACGTTGCTCTTAGAGCGACGTGCTAGTACCAATTGAATCTCTTCAATTTCTTTTTCACGTCCAATAACTGGATCAATTTTTTTCTGTTTAACTTTGTTGTTTAAGTTGACACAATACTGTACAATCATTTTTTCAAACTGCGCACTGTTAACTTCGTCTGTTTCTGAATCAACATTCTTGGGAGCAACCTGATCCATGAAATCAATAAACGCATCTTTTTCTATTTTGGCTTGACGTAAAAAGTGTGCGGCATGACTTTTCTTTTCTGAGAACAAACTAATAAAGCAATCTTTAGGTTCAATTGTAGAACGGCCAGCAAATAACACTTGTGTAAACGCACGATTCAACATGCGTTCCATTGAGTGTGTCTTGCGTGGACGTACATCTGATTCTTCCAGGGCAATATCCTTAAGATCTTCATTGATAAATTTTTCAAGACTATCTTTGAGAAGATCTAAGTCTGCTCCAAAGTCTCCTAAAAGTTGTTCAAATTTTGAATCAACAATTAGGCTATATAGGAAATGCTCTAAAGTAATATATTCGTGCCGATTTTTAGTCGCCAATTTAATAGCACGTTCAAAGATTACTTCTAAATCTGAATTTGGTTCTAACATTTCATTTCCTTTTTGATTTTTTAACACCAAGTGCCCATTTTACTGGACTAACCCTGTCTTGAAAAACAATACCTTCTAAATGATCTAACTCATGTAGAAAGCACTTACACTCGTAACCTTCTAACTTTGCTTCTTTTATTTCACCTAGGCTATTTTGCCAACGTGCCTTAATTGCTGTAGGTCTTTTTATATTAACAAAAATTCCAGGAAAACTCAAACATCCTTCCTCCATATCAGCAATGTCTTCTGTATTAGCAACAACTTCTGGATTAAAAAATGCCATTCCGGGTTCTGGACTATCTTTATGCCCCATGACAAATACTCGGGCTTCGATACCGACTTGATTGGCAGCAAGTCCGATGCCGTCATACTGCAACATGGTTTTGATCATGTCTTTTTCTAATTGTACAGGATCGTGGCTAGGATTAGCAAAATCAAAGTTTGGAATCTGTTTTCTCAGTATAGGGTTAGGAAATTTTACAATGTTCATTTTATATTTAATTGTCGTAGATTACTTTTCTGTTCTTCTGATAATGTTGGAATTTTAATTTTAATTCTAATCAATAATCTACCGCGACGTGTGTGATTATTAAAGTTAGGCATTCCGTGTCCGTTTAGACTTAAAATAGCATCGTGTTGTACGCCAGCAGGTATGTTGGTTTCTAATTGTTTACCATCAATGCCTTTGACAGTGATAGTCCCACCTAACAAGGCATCAAAACAATCAATTACATGTTCTTGTATTAGGTCATCGCCTTGCCTTTTGAAAACTGGATGGTTTTGTATTTGTACTGACAACAACATATCTCCGCGAGGAGCACCAATTTGTGAGTCATCACCCATGCCCTGCAATTTTAGTGTGGTGCCTTCGTGAATACCTTTGGGAATAGTAATATTAACAGTCTGCTCATGTCCGCTGGGCAGTGTCACCGAAGCCAGCATTTCTTTACCGTAAAACGCTTCTTCTAGACTAATTGCTGTTTGTAATTGAATATTGCGATTACCTTGCGGTCTACGCTGATGGAATCCAAAGATGTCACCAAACGGTGACCCCTGTCCAAAGAACTGCTCAAAGCCTTCAGGGCCGTGAAAATGGAATCCACCCTGTGGTGCAGGATTATCGTATTGTGATCGTTTGTTGGGATCGCTTAAGGTAGCGTAGGCTGCTTGGATCTCTTGAAACTTGCCAGCATCTCCACCGCGGTCAGGATGGTGCTTCATAGCCGCAGAACGATAGGCACGTTTAATCTCGTCGTCTGTTGCGGTTCGGGATACACCTAGGGTTTCGTAATAATTGCTCATAGTAATATATTAATTATACTACTTTAGTTGAGTTATGTCAACTATTTGGAGGAGGTGCGTCAATACCTTGATTCATTGCGGTGATCTTTTCTTGTCCACGACTCCAAGCCGCAACACCCAAAACAGCACCCATGGCCATATGGAACAAACCGCCACCTTTAAGTGTTAAAGGCTCCCATTCGGTAGCAACAACACCTTGTTGATCATATGCTTGTATGGCGGTCCACAAGATTGGAAAAATAATAAAATCAAATATACACACAGTCATGTACATCCATCCCATCATTGGACGCCATTTTGCAGATACCCAATCGTTAGTTGGTGCCGCAGTAGATTGGTGTATAGTCATTATTTTGCGCTCTCAAAAATTTTCTTTTGGTCTATATACCATTGTTGCCAGCCACGTAACTGATTGGCAATTTCATTGTATATTCCGTAGTTTTCTATCACTGTGTCAAATATTATACTTGCACTGGCACCTGCTGGAATTTCTTTTAGTTCTGGCGGCGGTGTTTGTAGTGTGTCGCTGGCCTTGGGAAAGTTCTGGGCTACCGGAACAGTTACGCATCCAACTAGTCCAATCACACACAGAGCAATTAGCAGGTGTTTCACTTAACAGTCTCCTTACGATTCTTTGCAGCATCGTTTAACACATCAATTACAGCCTGGTCTACAGAACACTGTCGGTTTAATTGATCTGCTAATTCTTGTAATCGCTTTTTATTAGTTTCAGTAATGTCTTTAATTCGAACCTGTTCTCGAAGAATCTGCTCTGCTAATCGAGTATTAGCTTCTGCGGATGCAGTTTCCGAACGGCTGATCTTTAATTCCATAGCGGCGATGCGAATCTTGTATTCAGCATCTTTGGCAATACCACCTTCATACCAAACCGCAACCACAGTTAGGATAATACCAGCAACTTGAATAGGAAGTTTATATTGTGATACAAATGGAATAGCAGTAAGTACAAAGCTAACAGCAATAGTCAGCAATCCCACTAATAACATTAGGTGAAATACAAAATCAGGAAGCCAGTTTAAGATCCACATTACCATTTACTCTTTTGTAAAATAACAGCACGATCGCCATTACGGATTAAGAAATGATCTTCAATTTTGTTAATATCGTAATTGCCTAGATACTTGTTTAGGTATAATACTTGACCTCTGCTGGATTCGTCTAATTGAATAGCACCTTGTAGGGCTTGCTTTAATGTATTATATTCGCCTATGGCAATTAGTTTAGCAGTTAACGGCTCAGCATATGGTTTCTTAAAAGTAATATTGCGGCCTTCACCCATTTCAACTTCTGTAGCACCTTGATCAAAAAAGTCCGCAGCTTCTTCTGATTCGGCACCTTCAATGCTTCTATCGTACTCTTTTGGCGTTAGCGGAACAGTATCTGTAATTGATTCTTCGCTAAAATTGTGACCACCAATATCGCGATACCAACGGAACCGCCAATCAGTGCAATCACATAATTGACTAATGCCGTTTATTAAATCTTTAATTTGAGCAGGAGCATGTTTTGTACGTTCTAATTCTACAAATATACTATAGTTGCCATCACGCTCTTCACCGGAGCTAACATCGGCATCTAATATAAAATTATAACCCTTTTCAATAAATTCCATTAGGTCCTGGGCTGGCTCTTTATCAACAGCGCGGAATCTTAAAACAATAACATCTCGATCCTCGCCCATTTTACTGCCGTATTGATCTATAGTAAAAAGATTATCCACTGTGTCTTTAAGGTCGCCTCTACGTAGGCCTTCAGTTAACTTATTGTCCACTTGGAGCCACCGGTTCTGGAATTGTGTCATTTGGCATTGCCTCTGTTGCTGCCGCATCTGCGGTCATTGCTGTGTTAGGATCGAAGTCAATATGATCTCGAATGTATTTACTTTGTTGACGCTTCTGACCTTGGTAGATATCCTGCATTAATTTTTTAGGTATGGTAATTGAAACAATCCAAACAGGGAGTGCATCAATCTTGCCTTTCTTTGTGCCAGGACGGAAGTCGCTTGCCTTATAAACTTTACGTGGAACCAACAGGTCTTGTTGTTGATATGTGACTTTACAACCGTAGTCTAATAATCGTGAAGCGCCGACTGGGTCTGGCATATTTTCGTATGGCCACATAAATTTGCATGTTACTGAATGTCTATGCATCTCTGGACCTATAACTAGTTCACCATCTTCCCAGTTTCTATATACGTATAAATCTAGGTCGTCGATGACACGTTCAAAATCCTTAAGAATTTTAAACGCAGAGTCATTAGTTGTTAGTGTTTCGATGTTTTTAATTATATCTACAATATCATGCATAAGAGCTCTCGGTTGACTTAGTATTTATGCTATTCAAAATAACGGCATTTGAAATGGTTTTTTTGAAATACCTGATAACTATATTATGCAGGTCTCCCAACTAATGGAGGTTAGATTTGTCTAGAAACAACGCAAAACGACGTAATCCTCAGCAGAGCACACGTCATAACGACAGTCAAAACTTAATTGAAATCAACACTTATTTCAAAAAACAATCGCAGGTCCACATAGTTCCACGCAATACATCGCAGGAACGCTACCTAGAACTACTAAAAAACCCTAAAAAGTTCATCGTTTTTGCCATCGGCCCAGCCGGAACTGGCAAGACTATGCTCGGGGTTCAAATGGCCATCAAACAATTAAAAGAGGGGGTGATTGATAAGATTGTAGTTACCCGGCCGGCAGTTAGCGTGGATGAGGAACATGGTTTCCTCCCAGGAACATTGAATCAAAAAATGGAACCCTGGACTAAGCCGATTATGGATGTATTCCAAGAGTATTATCACACTAAACAGATAGCAGAAATGCTAGAAGAAGGTATTATAGAAATCTCCCCGCTGGCATATATGCGCGGTCGTACGTTCAAGAACGCTTTTATCGTTGCAGATGAAATGCAGAACGCAACACCTAGCCAGATGAAGATGCTACTCACACGTTTGGGCGAAGGCTCGCGTATGGTAGTTACAGGAGATTTGAATCAAGCAGATCGTCCACGTGAAAACGGATTGCTAGAATTCTGCAGTTTATACGGCCAAGGAGGTGACTATCGTATGATTGCTATGGCGAGGTTTGAAACTAAGGACATCGAGAGACATCCAGTGGTAAAAGAAGTTCTATCTATCTATAAGGAAACCGATAGCGAATAAAACACTCAACAAAATTTAATAAAAACCGCATACATACGACCTGCAAAATCGTGTATGCGGTTTTTTAATTATTGGAGTCTTGCCAACTTGACCATTACTGCTGACAAGTTGATTTCTGGATCAGCAATGAGAGTATGATCTACTAGTCCTTGTTTAATAACCAATAAGGCTGCATCTTTTGTTTCTTCGTCTTTGCCAAATAACTCTAAGTTGTCATACATCCAACGATAGATACCTTCCATCTCTTCTGGTCGAGCAGTGCCACATAACAATTTACGAGCTTTTTGAATCTGTCCAGACTTGAACAAATCAACCATCTGTATCTTCCAGTCAGCTTGTCCGGCATCGGACTTATTAGCACCCAACAACGCACCATCCTGGATATTCTGTTGAACAAAATTAATACACTTGCGTAGGTCTGGATAGGTCACTTTGACGTAGGTATCTAGAGTATCTAGATCAAACTCAATAGCTTCTTCTACTAATATGGTAGCAACACGAGCAGTAAACTCAGTTTGATCAATCGATCCAAAATGCATCTGTTGACAACGACTATGGATAGCAGGAATAATTTGATTAGGATGATTGCAGGTCAGTATAAATCGTGAAGTGCTGGAATATTCTTCCATAACACCACGCATGGCCGCCTGGGCCGCTGGAGTTAGATAATCAGCCTCGTCAAGTAGTACAACTTTAAATGGACCAAATGGCATCATGCTAATGAAGTTTGTAATGCGATCACGAACCTCATCGATACCACGCTCACGACTTGCGTTGATCTCCAGTATGTCAAACTCTTCGATACCGATCTCATTAAGCAGGAGTTTAGCCAGGGTAGTCTTACCAATACCTGGCGATCCACTCAACAACAGGTGCGGTATTGATCCTTCTTTAATCCAGTTGAGAATCTGCTTCTTTTGACCTTCATCTCGGAATACATACCCGTCTACTGTATTAGGCCTCCATTTTTCAACCCAAAGTTCGCGCATTTATTTCTTCCTTATCTAATATTAATATTACATCACACTCTTATTATACAGAAAATAAAAGGGCCTGTCAAGGCCCTTTCTAACTAGTTTAACAGTTATTATCGTCTGTTGCCAAATAGCTGTAGTAAGTTTAAGAACAAGTTGATAAAGTCCAAGTACAAGGATAATGCACCTAGTACTTCTTCACGTCCAGTATCGGTATCTCTTGCAACCAGCTCACGAATCTTTTGAGTGTCGTAGGCAGTTAGTCCTAAAAAAATAATAATAGCAATAGCTGAAATAACCATTTGCATTACTGAACTACCAATAAAGATATTAACAACGCTGGCAATGATGATTGCAATTAAGCCTACAAACATAAATGAGCCCACTGATGTCAAGTCCTTTTTGGTGAAGTAACCGTAAATGCTCATTGTTCCAAACAATACTGCTCCACCCATAAACGCTGTAAAGATGCTGCCCATGGTATAGATTGCAAAGATTGTAGCAAAGCTCAGACCCATCAATGCGGCAAACACCTGCAAGAATACCTGTAGTCCTGCCTTGCTAAGATTATCTGCGGCAAATGTCATACCAAGGATTGCAACTAACGGAGCAAAAATTACAACCCATTTTAATGCCCCGGTAAAAAAGAATTGTAACAGCTCTGGACTAGTTCCTACAAAATAACTTACAATCATACTGGTAAGTACAGCTAGACTCATGTTTCCATAAACACGCCCCATGGCCTCGTTAATGCCAGCGGCTGATCGATATACTCCTGTTGCGTACATAAACTACTCCTTAGTTAAAAATTGTGCTAACGATGGCGCAGTCCAACCTACCGGCTTAAGGACCTTACCATCTTCACGCTTGCGAACCTTGCCTGTTTCTTTGTCAATTTTAGCAAAGTTTGTATCCATAACTTCTTTCCATGCACCCTCTGCATCGGCACCCATCGAATGAATGGCACCAATAGTGACGACTAGGATGTCAATAAGTGCATCTAATTGCTCTAATCGATCTTTATTAATTTCAGCAGTAGCAAGCTCGTTAAATTCTTCTTCAATAAGGTTTTTATAAAGCTCAAACTGCTGTGTATTTTCTACACCCACTGATTGGTCGCAGGCCTTCATAAATTTTTCTTGGTCTCTAAATGGGTTCATTAGGCACCTGGAATGTTAAAATTGAAATTACCACCAGCTGCAGCTGCAACGTTTCTTTGTGCGCCTTCTGGCTTCGAATCAGATATTAACATAATACCCTTGTTATCTGCCACCTGAAGATTGGTAATAGAGCCGTCCTCGTTTTCAAGTTCAAATGTGCGAGTCCAACGACCGTGTTCGATAAGAATCCAATCGCCAACTTTTACATCATGCTGATCAGGACCTATAGCATACACACGACCCCAGCGAGGCTTAACACCACCGCCTTTTCCGTTGTCGCTTTGAAGTACAATACCGCCCTTAGTTGTTTCCTCACCAAACTCCATATCGGTAAAAAAAACTCTATCTTTAATTGGAACTACTTTTCCTTGGATCTTCATCAATTGCCTTGTGCTTTAGGATCTTGTTTGTTGTAATGGTCGCCTACAATATCTTCACGCTTGCGAACAACTACTCCACCTGGCCCTAATTCATCGCCGCGAGCATTCATACGAACATTACCCACTGCTGGCATTGTTTCGTTGCGTGAAGCCAATGATTCCATATCAACTTGTTTTCCCTGCATACTACGATATACCTTACGTTCAGCCATTTTGTTTCTCCTTTAAGAATTCATGGATGTCTAAATTGTATTTTAGACTGTCGACTTTATGGATCCCAAGCAAGTATAATATATAGCTCGCGACACTAGATCCTCTACCTACTCCCCACACGATCTTATTTTCACGCATGGTGTCTACTAAGTATTTAAGATAATACAAGAGGTCGAACATGCCATGCTGAATGTATAATTCTAACTCTGTACTAACTCGTTTTGTCTGCTCTGGAGTAGAGCACAGGCCATACAGCATCTCTACTAGGTTTGGACAGTAATCATCAGGCATAAACCACCGGGCTTGATTGGCTCGATCAAACTCTGCTACACTGACCTCTGGATCCACACAAAATTGTACAAAACCAGCTTTATCATAATTTTTCTTTACACTTTCATTGAAAATTGTACAAATCGCCGGATTGTCTAAGAAAATTGTTCCAAGGTCTGTAATTTTACCAGAGTACAGAGCGTCAAAAGCTTCTTGAGCATTTAACACAACTTGTCCGTATTCTGTGATTTTCATACCTTATTATAACAGGTATTGTCTGCAGGGTCAACCTATGTTGATAAGTCCGTCCAAATCTTTGTTTTGTTTGGACATGAGCTTTTTGCTAGCTTCATATTGTCGTCTTACTGTTTCTTCCCGTAGAGATTCTAGCACCATTGCTACCTGTTGCGCCAGGGCGCTATTACCAACTCTGAGAGCAATACTGTATTTTTTATTAAGATCAGTCATGCGGCTTTCGAGGTCTGCATCCTTTAGCTGAGTAAGATCTTCTAGAAGTGGATTAAACATAATTAATTATATAGATCTCGCTTACAATAATATATTGTTGCCCCACCGTCGTACGAATATAAATGATAAACTACTCTATTTGTAATATTGTATGTGCTTGTAGCTTCTACAGTTTCTTCAAATCGTAAGGTTTGTCCAGGAGTAGTCGACATTCGAATTTCGTATAATTGAGTAAGATCGGACGCAACTGGCGCAAAATAATATGTAGTTCCTTCAACAAAATTATATCCCGGAAATACTGTTATTGTTCTGTTATCGACTACTTTGTCAATGTATGTAACAGCGTCGGTACTGGCAGTAACAGTGCTTGATAAGAATACACCATATCCGCGTGCCAACCCTGCAGTTCCTAAATAGCCGTCAACTAATCGATCGTACACGGAAACAATCGTAGATGTTGATCCGTAGGTAGTACACGAGCTTCTAAATTCAGTATTTGCAACAAAGGCCGAGTTAGCTCCTGTAAATCCTACTTCTACAGAAATTGGAGAGTAATTTCCGCTAGTTGGCCAATTTGTTATTTTTAATGAGGTTAACGAATTTCCTGTTACATCAACTGTTACTTTTTGATATCTTCCATTATTATAATCTAATGTAATATCGGTAGAATTTGCAGTAGTGGTATAGAGTTTTGGAACTACAGCATACTTATGATCAGCAAAGTATAGTTGATTAACCCCTGAGATATTTAGATAATTGTTTGCAGTTGAAATAACAGCAACACCGACATTAATATTATTTGCTACAAAAAGATTTGTTAAAGTTCCAATTGATGTAATATTATCAAATGGAATATTTGTAATTAAACTTCCGTCTCCAATAAATCTACCCTGAGTAGTAATATCTCCAGAATTAACAATACTAACTGAATTAATTGTTGTACCCGTAAAAATAGTAGGAGTAGTAATGTTTGATAGCTGACTAGCAATGCCTTCCTGAATTACTTGAATATCTGTAATTTCTGCGGCTGTAACATCAAACGCATTTTTAATATTACCAAAAATATCTCTAAATCCCTGAGTGTCGTTGTCTTGACCAGGAACAGGATATCCAGTATCGATATTCGAGCTAAAATTAGTAATTGTTGATGACATATATATTTTCCGTTGTCGTATATTTATGTATCTTAAAGTGTGCGTTTAATTCTTGAGCGAGGATATACTGCTCCCGATATCGGTCTGGGACTGTAGTTAACCTTAGGAAAAGCCAGTCCAACAGTTTCACGTTCTTCTTTATAGGCTAGATATTTGTTTTCAGATCCTTGTAAAGAATTAAGATCAGTAGTTCCGCCTCCTGTATCGCCCATCTGAGCATTTTTGGCATAGTATGCTAGATATTCGATTGCCTTGGCCTGTGTCATGTTAGGGTAAGTTTCCAGCATTGCGGCTATGACTCCACATACTTGCGGACTTGCCATACTGGTTCCAGAACTTTTACCAATCTTGTAGGTACTATTTCTAGGATCGTTAACCCCACCAAAACTAAGAGTGCTGTTAAAAGAACTCATGATATTTTGTCCCGGAGCATATAAATCTACTCTAGGTCCACAATTGCTAAATGTTGCTTTGTATTCTGCCACAGACGATCCTACTGCACCTATACACAGTACTGCAGGAACTGAGCCTGGTGCAGATCCTTGGCGATAATACCAGGAGTAATTCACGACCCCATACTTTGCCACAAATCGATTATTGTAATCTATACCACTAGGTACATCAATGTTAGCAGATTCGTTTCCGGCAGCCGCTACAACAATAATTCCGTCAGCAATGGCATCTGTAATATCTGCCGCGGTGGCGTTGCTGTAGTACGGTATTTCAGTGATTGGATTATCTTCGGTTCCTGCCTTTGCGTAAACCCCAACTGCGGTCAACTGAGTTTTTGTTAAAGGAGTAACAAAATTAGTATCGCCGCTGGCTAGTCCTCGATATATTGCGTAGGTAGGTCCAGTTGTTGTATATCCCACGCTATTAGGAAAGGTCAGTGACGCCCCATAACTACAATTACATATTGTGGGATTGCGTCTGCCAGTAACTGGATTGACAGGTTTGCTATTATGCCACGCTCGAACGTAGTCCCATAGTTCTAATGCGTTAAGCCCGTTGGGATCTGTACTATATGGGCTTATATTATATATGTTTGCTTTTCTAGCCCAACCTTGTGTATTACCAGCAACTGTTCCGGCAACGTGTGCACCGTGATTGTTATCTCTGGTAAGATTGACATCAGCTCCACTATACGGAGTATAGACGTATGTTCCATTTGCCCCACCACTGACTACATTGGTAAGTGATAGCCAATTAAATTGTACAACTCTAGAACCGCCAGTTCCGTCTGCATTTAATGCATACTCCGGATGAGCTGGATCTATAAGACCATCAATAATTACCACGTCAACATTACGACCTTCTGCGTTTACCTGTATGGTACCTGTTTCAGAAGCATTTCCATTGCTGCCCCAATTACTCCTTTGTTGACCAATCACTGATCTTAGTAATCCCCAATTTTTATAATTGGAATTGTTAGATGATGATTTGTCCCATGTGGCTGATTGTGTATAAAATGGTTGTATGCTGTCTAATTCTAATTGCAGTGGACTAACTGACAGCACCCTAGGATCGTTCTGTAGATTAGCAGCCTCTTCAGCAGTTAACATGTAATTGGTATTGCGACTAAGAGGTCGTCTCTTTGTGCTTTCTACTGCTCGATCTGGAATATACAAATCTCCACCGAGAGTCTCTATGTCGTGATAAAATCCTTCAAGATCATCGTAATTTTTTAAGGTAACAACATATTCCTGTTGTGTTAAATTTGTGGACATGATATTAATTCTCTAATTGTACTAGAGTTAAGGTAACAGTAATAGCCGCTGCCCCACCTGAATTATTTGTTACCGCACATTGTATATTGTTTGTTGCAAGAGTCTCATCGTTAAATCCAAAAACTCCCGGACTCATAACAACTGTTCCAGTAGCCAGTGTAATAATTTCAGCAATTACTCCCGAACCAGGTAGTGGGTCTGTTCCCTGTGCTCTACCGGCATCGGCTATTCTTGCTGCGGCAGTTGTATACAATCGAACCCAACTTGCTGTATTGGTTTGTACTTTTTGTAGAAGATAGCTTTTAAATCCTGTTATTGATATATTACCAGTGGCTCCGTTGGCTATGGGTGCTGTAGTTGCTGACACTGATGTTCTTGACGGAAATAAATTAGCCCATGATAAAGAATTTGCGCCATCTGTAATTAACGCCTGTCCGCTGCTGCCAGTAGCAACAGGATAGGCCATAACAGAATTATCAACAGATACAACTCCTGCAAGAATAGCTAAACCTGCGCCAACCTTAACTCCACCTAATATGGTATTGCTGGCAGTCGGTAATGTGTAGGCAGATGCTGCACTGATAACGCCACTACCATTGATTGTGACAGTAGTGCCATCAACCTTAACTCCACCTAATGTGGTATTGCTAGCTGTTGGTAATGTGTAAGGTGTTGGGATATTAACAGAAATAGTGCCATCACCTG